TCATACTGCTTTTTTACCAACAACGATCCACTCTTTACCGCGATCATCATTGTATCTGTCAGTCATTTTCATTGTTTTGTGGCCCAATAGTTTCTGGGTGTCTATCCCTTGCTCACGATACAAGCGCTCGGAAAGAGATCTCTGTTCATGGAAAGTCGGTGCTGTTCCCTCTTCCCAGGTAAGACCGCTTTTATCCCGTGCTTTCTTGAACGTTGAAGTAAGTGTTTTGGCTGACACTTGGTCACCACGACTAGCCTGTGAGGTGCTATGGCGAAAATGAACAAGGTATTTACTCACCACAGCATCTCTACATTTTGAAATAACATCACTCAGAGTAATATTTAACGCTTCATTTCTGAGAGAAAGGGGAATGGCTAAACGAGTTCCTGTTTTCTCCTGCTCAATATGCAGCATATCATCCCATACATCCGAAAACTTCATATTGCAAATATCTCCAAGGCGTTGCCCTGTTACAATGGCAAGCAACATTCCACATTGCAAATAAGGTTGTTGTTGTTCGGCAGATGTATAAATAGCCTCCCATTCCTCCAGAGATAGCCTTTGTCTGCTTATCTTATTTCGTGGCTGTTTCGTTGCTTGGGCAGGGTTGTATCCTGGTGGAACGTGACCAGCATGTTGAGCCTCTTTAAAAACATCTATTAGTACCATGCGTACAACTTGAGCCATCCTGTTATGACCCTCTGCCTTAACAGCATCTGTTATTTCGGAAATATCAAGTGCTGTTATATCCTTAAGATATTGCATACCACAATGTTCACGAAAAAGACGGATTGGTTTAGCTTTCTGTCGAAAAGAGTTTGGGCGCAGTTCATTGTGTTTCAATCTTTCCTCCTGCACCAATTCATATTTGTCGAGCCATGAAGAAACTGTAATATCCGTGCGGTTTCCTTTCATGCGTGCCAGACGCTCGTTAATACCAAGGATCTGCCTGGTGCGCTGCTCTGCAATAATCGTATTTGCTTCACTTGCCACCTGCTTTGCTTCAGCTTCGTCCGTGCCTAGGCTATGAAAACGACCAGAGATAGGGTGTTTGTATTGCCAGTAAACCTTTCCGGTACGTTTATCAAGTTTGCAATATAGGTTTGGAATAGTGATTTTATGGGTACGCGGTCTAGCTGCCATCGCTAATTATCCGTCTCAGTTTTGGGTTAACATGTATTGGAAGTTGAGGTTCAGCAACTACACCTATAAAACGAGCTTCTTTGTCAACCATCCAGCGCCGTCCGACTCTCATCGGTGGTGGCGCTATCATCTGACCTTTAGCGTATTTTTTTAATACTCGCTCGCTAGGGGCTTCACTGCCGAATTCATCTTTCGCCCATTCGAGTAAAGAGACCATACGTGACATTTCTTCTCCATATACCGGCTGCACCCGGTTATCGAACGTTATAAGCACATGACGAGCAACCACCACGGATCCCGTCATTACATCTTCTGCATAGCTGGTGGTCTCGATCATCCTTATCTGTTTCGTAAATCTTCAGTTTGGCAATCACCGTTTTAGATACTGGTAGAATCTGTTTGCGAAGGTTTGCAACTTCATCGGCTAATTCCATAAGACGGCAATGAAGGTCCTTTGCTTCATCCTTATACCAAGCTAAATCATCCCGCATACGCCTCCATCGCCGGCGCTTTAATTTACTTGGCATCAGTCATCATCCTCATCCTCATCCTCATCCTCATCCTCGTCGTCATCGCAGGATGCGAGCAGCGGATTCATTCGCCGCCCCACCTGACTGGCGTAGCCGTGGCGACCGAGGTTGTGCAGCACGCCGTAGATTTCGAACATTTCGGTTCGCTCATCACCAATATCAAGCTCACAGGCCAGTGTGTGGCATTCAGTAGCGAGCGCCGATATCTTCTCAAGCAGTTCGACCTTATTCACCTTTCACCTCCCTTGGTGTGGCTGAAAAATGCTCAACGCCTTTAGCCCAGATTTCTTTGATAGTCGTCCAGGTGACAGGTACCGTGATTTCAATTCTCCCGCTGCCGTCACAGGTTTCACATTCATCATCACCAAAGCATTCCGGACAGTTTACGAACTTGGTTTCTGAAAACTCACCTGATAGCGCGCCTTTCGCGCCGTTCTCAGCAGTTAACCTCATCGGTACCATCACGTAACTATCAGGCACTACCGGCGCTGGCTGCGTGTGGCGATAGAGCGTCATGAATTCAGCATTTTCATCAGTGTGTTGTTTTAAATGCCTAAATTCTTCAGGGTCTAACTCAGCCCAATACGTCTTCATTCCGTTCACCGGATTGACCTGTCGGTAAAGTATCACCGGCTTGCTGTCCATTGCGGCCAGCGCTATACGAGCCAGCTCCTCGGCCTCCTCAGCTGGCAGTATTACGTTGCTTCCGGCGCCGTAGGTTTCACGCCATGATTTAATTTTTTCTAGGCGCTCTCTGTTTAACTGGTTATTGGTCATTGGTTGGCTCCCCGGAATAAAATTGACTGCTGAAAACCGATTAAGAACCACAGCCCATCAGCGCGCTGGCTCATTTCGTACCAGTCCTCTTTGTTGAGGTCTGAAACGAGGTTGTCACCACAAATGCAAATATCGGCACCGCGTGGTTCTGAGTCGTATATGGCACCTGGAGTAAACCAGTCAGGTTTGGTCGAGCTAACGCAAAGCATTCTTGCAACAGCCATCTACTCAGCCTCCCACTTGATGCCCTTCGCGGTCAGCTCAGCCTTAACGTCTTGGCTATAGTTAAAAACTCCATCAGACCATACGTATCTGTCTCCAGACACAATCTGCCGTAAGTCTGGCAGCTTCACGGTGCGGGACTCCAGCTCGGCGATGCGCTGGCGGTAATCAACCACCATTCGACGCACTCCTTCAAGCGGCGTGACATCACCGCCGTCTGGAGGGGCCATGTACTCAGCGCCGGGAGGAAGGAGCTTGCAAAGTTCTTCGTCTACCTGCTGCGCCTTCTCCAGCGCCTCAATGAGTTGATCAGTGTATTGCTCAACTTCAACAGCCAATTGGTGCAATTCATCGTTAGATGCATAGGCAATGAGCCTGGATAAACGGTGAATGTTTGCGTTTTTTTGTACGCTAGTCAGCTCGGTGATATCAGTCATTCCAGGCCTCCAGCTCGTTCTCTATTTCTTCGTCGATCTCGTCGTTGGTAGCTTCTTCATTCAGATGGTCGCGGGCTTCTTTGAGATACACTTTGCGACGCTTCCGGTACCATTCTGAGAACTCAGGAGTCCAGCCCTGTAGGGAGCCGTCAAAGTCAACTTTGGCGTTGCGTTCAGCCATGTTCTCGACCATGCTGTAAGCTGTGGTGAGCGCTGCCTCGCGGATAAATCCACGTAGATCACGTTTACGCCAATATGGATTCACCTTTGAGTCGCAGAGAGGTTTAAACTCAACTTCCCAGCGGCGGATGCAACGTGCGTTCAGTGATTTACTCATGCTGTCACCCATTCAATAACCATGCAGATACCCCAGGTCACGACGAAAACAGCAACCCAACCGGCAATATCGATCACAGCTGCGAACCAGAGCAGGGCGCGCCGGCTATAATTTTCAGGTTCAAAGTTCATTGCGCCTCCCCAAGCACCCAGCGCAGAGCCTCGGCATACTCGCCGCTGGCATCTTCGAGGGCTTTTGCAATTTCCTTGCGTGATTTGATACGCGGCTTTGCTTCACCAAGAACCAGGCGCTGCCGCCGGGCTTTTTCATGGCCAGTGATGCCGGCGGTCGCTGTCTCGATCTGCTTGACCTTCTCCCGTTGCTCTTCGGGTTTAAGCGATGCCAACTGACGCGCCTGGGTAACGGTAATTGTGCCAGCCTCTACAGCTTCCCGGACGGCCTGGGTGGCCTCGAGGAGGGAGAGCGTTGCTCGAACGGTCTGAACGCTGCAGCCAAACAACACTGCAATGTCGTCCTCATCGAGCCCGCGGTCGAGTGCGTCTGACATTTTTTTAGCCCGGCCAAGCTGTGTATCAGGTCGGCGAATTTCGTTTTCGCTGACCATGTATTTAGCCATCTGATTTGCTGATCCGCGCTTAACTACCCCAGGAACAAGCAGTGGGTCTTTGCCTTCTTCCAGACGGAGTTTATTTGCCTCCAGGGTATGTTTAACGCGCTGACGGCCAACAACTACGCAGGTGAGCCCCAATTCGGGGTCTTTCCAGACGATGATAGGTTCCAGTACACCGAGCTCCGCAATGTTCAGTACCATCCCTTCGTCGATCGGCAGATGGACCCGCTCATCGTAGAGCGGGTGAGTTTTGTCGGTAATCAGATGCAGGTGTTCAGGTTCAAACGTTAAAACGTTCGTCTTTCCGCTGGCGCCGTACACGTCGATCGAGTTTTTAGCCATGGTTTTTAACCCCATTCAGGCCTGCCAGCACTGCTGCCTGCGCAGTGTTTTGGTCCATTGCTTCGGTAAGGGCGATAAACGTAACATCCAGCCGTGAAGCGATATTGCGCATTAACTCTGCTTTTTCCGGTGGTAGATCGGGTGCCGCAGCGTAAGCTGCAGCGACCAGTTCTTTAACTTTCATATGTGCCATTAGCGCCGCTCCATCAGCTGGTGGAAGCGGTTCATGAACATCCCGTAGGCCTGGCCTGGGCGAACCGGATTAATAACGAATTGATCCGTCGGAATAATACCTTCTAGCATGGGCCAGACAGTGCCGTCGTCGATCTCAAAGTCACGACGTTCGCTGGCCAACATCACCAGGTCGGCATATTTAACGGTCGGGTGCTGCTCAGCCGGTAGGCCGAATTTCTGACGTATTGCTGCATCAACCCGAGTCTCTATTGCGCGATAGTCAGGTAAGAGGTGTTTAAGCGGAGCCGGGATATCCTGCAGGTAAGCCTCGGCAGCATCGTGGAGAAGTGCCTCAAGTGCGAACTCCTGCGGTACGAGCAGGCTGGATAAAACGCTGTGCTGTCCAACGCTGTAGAACTCTGGCAGGTGGCCGGCAAATCGGCAGATATGCGAGAGGGCGGTGGCAATATCCTCGATCTCGATCGCGTCTTGCTGGATGTCGAGATAATTAAAGTGTTTACCCGAAAGGGTTTGAATACAGCTCATTATTTTCTCCATACGTTACGCCTGCACAGCGCTGTTATTTGGTTGTAGAAATCCCTCGCCATAAGGCGATAAATAAAAGGATTACGCTTCAATAAATCCCCGCAGCAGCGGAGATATAAGGCTGAGCAATCAGGCTTAGGCTTTGAAAGTACCGATGAAGGTCTCGACCGGTTTGCCATCGAACTTACCAGTCAGCAGGTCGCGGAACTCATTGGCGATCGCTTCTTCCTGGGCTTCCAACTGGACGATACGCAGGACGAATACCGGGTCATTACTTTTCAGCAGACTATTGCGCAGGCTGAATGCACGTTCGCCGAGTCCTTCATACGGCACACATTTGAACTCGAACGCCACCGGCATCACGTCTTTACTGCTGGCTTCGATACTCTGCATCAGCGATTTTTTGCCACTGAAATCACCATCTTCATGATCGGAGGCATTAGTTTGCTGGATGGTGACGCGGCGAACTGCCTGAGCGGCCTGGGAGATTTTCATCGTGTTACCGTCGGCATCGAATGCAGTCAGGTAATCACTCCAGTCTTCCAGCCATTCGGCGATTTGCTTCTGGTTGAGGTGGTCACCGTTGATCGAGAGCAGCGCGCGGAATGGGGCTGTTTTCTTCAGCTTGATCGAGGCGACGTTATCAGCGTGGCCAGGATTATCCAGAGTACCGATGTTGAAGATAGAGCACGCCAGCATGTTGTCGGCATCGATGAAGCAACGGGCTTTTTCGTCTTCCTGGGCATAACCAACGGAATAGCGAACGAAATCGTCAATGCTGGTTGTGTCCATGGCACCGCGGAAGCGGTAACGCTCCAGTGCGAAACGCTCAAGGCTAGCGACGGCAGTACCTTCCGGCAGAATGGTTGTCGGGCAGGCCAGACCGTGAATGTCGTTCAGGTGGTAGCCTGAAAGCACCAGGTCTTTAATTTGGTTAATTGCGCTGCTGTCTAATTGCTGGGACATAAAATTTCCTTAAAGATGAATACAGTTAAACTAAAAGCACGTTAATCGCGGCCTACTGAGCCGCTCGCAGCTTTGCATCCGGATCCCCGCTCAGAGTAAACAGGTTGCCCTGGTCTTCCTGCAGGATGGTCAGCTTGCCGCCGCGGTTAACAAACATCGGCGTTTCTGTCGTATCTTCTTCAGAAACTTTCCCGCGCGGGGTGGGGGTGATGTACTGCAGCTTGTGTTTGATCATGACTCGCTTTTCTTCGATCGAATTGCCCATGCGATCGATGTCGAAAGTCAGTACTACTTTGCCTTTGCTGCCATTGTTCAAAACGCCCAGTGCGGCGGTATTGAGCGCCCCGGCGATCTTGTTGATGAACACGCCAGCATCCAGTTCGCCCAGGAAATCTGGAACATTGGTCATGCGATCATTGCTCATAGCACTACCTCTTTGTTAGGGCGGCTGCCACCGCCGACGATTTCTCCATACACAACACAGAAGAGCATCTGCGGTTGACGGCCGCCCGGGTGGATTGGGTTATGAGCCCGTCGCCCGGTGATGCTCTTGTGTCTTGTGTAAAAAGGGCGGTACCAGAAACAAAGGGAAACTGGCACCGCCAAACTTCACACAGCTTTCGTTACAGGTACTACGGGTTACCACGCTGGCTACGTGATGGGGTTGTGACACCAGGTCGCTAATCTGCTTACTTCCCGCCGCTCTGTTTTGGTATTGGCAACCAGTTAATGTTGCTCAGTCGATTTCCGGGTCTTTGCGTCGACCGGCGCTGCAGTACGCTTGTACACGTCACAACGAGGAGAGCATTGATACGATTAGCTATTGCGTTCGGATCGGCTTACGGCTTGTGTGTTTGCCCGTTCACCGCCAATGCTCTCATCTGTTGCGTCCCGGACTCTTCCCGGGCGTCACACCTTTTCGCAGCGCTGGTGGGGCGCACGTCGTGCCTGAAACACTTAGCTTGCACATTCTTCCGGAATTCCTGAGAGCGCATGGATAAAGGTAACTCTCTGGCGGCTAACGCTGCATGTGCCATACAGCGGTTGCGAATATTACCGTTCACAACTGGAAGCGCACTCCTTCAGTTACAAACCGATCCCCACGACCGATGGAAGATGGAATGCGCTTTCATGTTGCGTGCCTGCTTTTACCCACATCAGGCGAGGTGGATCCTGGTTATTCCCCAACAACAAGGATTCGGGTAATCTGGATGACTCTGGTCTAATTGGTTGAAATAAAGTGGAACTACTTTCTTTAAGGAATATGCTTTTATCTTTGGCATTGATACTTCCGATGGCGTCAAACGCTTCTGATGCTTCAGACCAACCAAGCAGCAGTCTAAGTGATGGCGTTGAAACCTTTTCAATTGCCTGCTTTGGTATGCCTCAACAGACAACTATCGATATGGATGCATGCTTAGGGGCTCAATTGACTCAGGTTGAATGGGTTAAGGACAAGTACCTGGTAACAGCCCAAAATCGTTTAAAACAAGACAATAAAGATGACCCTCAGCATCTACAGGAACTGACCATTGCTTTTGAGGCTGAAAATAAAGCATGGACTGATTTAATCGAGAGAGCTTCGGCGTCAGTGAAAGTTGATTATGCCGGCGGCACGATCGTTGGTTCGGAAGTTACAACACGCAAAATTGGTCTGTATGAATTACAAGTGCATGATATCTGGGAGCACTGGTTGCGATTTGAGGATTCAACACCTCCACTGTTACCAGAACCCAAGTTTAAATCTGACCAATAGTCATCCAGATTGTTAAAGAGCTAAGCGTCCTACGGGGCGCTTTTTTCATATCTGCGAATCATCCCGGTCTTCGTATGCCCCGGTCGGCTACTTCGTGGGCGTCCTGCCTGTTCGCTGTCGATGGATTAATAATACAGATAAAACTGTTAATTCGTCAACAGTCAAAACTGTATTTAGTGGTGGTGTTTACTATAAAAACTGTAATTTATTGTTTTTTATGAAACTAAAGACGTAAAAAAAACCGGCGCTGGCCGGTTCATGTGAGGAAGGATTTACCTTTTTCGCCTGTAAATTCTATGTTCGACCATTACGCCGATAATTTTCAACGGGCGTTCAGAGCTATTAATGGTGGGGTAGTCGTCATTAAGGGGGACCAGTTCATATTGCTGGCGGCCTGAAATATCAGTAAATGTAGGACGGTATTTTTTAAAAGTAGCTTCATTATCACCATTTTTAGCAACAACAAACTCGCCCGGAACTGGCTCTAACTCTGGATCAACAATGATAATATCGCCTTCTTTAAAGTCAGGCTCCATTGAATCACCTTCTATCCTTAGTGCAAAAGTAAACTCAGAAATATCAATGTCTGTCATGATGTATTCGAAGCTACCATCAAATGCATCAATAGGGTGTTTTTCTGCTAATGCCCCAGCTTGGACGTAGCTGATCAAAGGCACTTTCCTTGAATTCACATCGGCAAGAGCCATGAAAGGCCCACCGTTCATCAACCATGTTGGATCACACTTAAGTGCTTTGCTTATTCCTACAATGTTGCGAGGCTTTTTAGTTTTACCATCCTCAATGCTGGCCCATGATTGTTGCCTTATTCCTGCCTTTTCAGCTGCTTGCTCTTGAGTAAGACCAAGTTCGATTCTTTTTTGCTTTACGCGTTCTGCAAGGCTCATAGCTCCTCCATTTCCATGGCCTCATGGTCACAGTTTAAACTGTGATTGACAAACAGTAGTATCTGTTCAAAAATACAGATAAAACTGTGGAGGTGTTATGGAATCAATTTCTCAAAGATTAAAGAATAAACGTGAAGAGATGAATCTCTCACAGGCGCAATTGGCTGAATTGGTCGGAATGACCCAGCAGTCATTACAAGCGATCGAGGCGGGTTTTACAAAGAGGCCCCGTTACATCATCGAATTGTCTTCAGCCCTGCATTGCGATCCTCATTGGTTGCTCTATGGCGAGGGTGCTAATCAGAACGATAGCGCTTCAGGGGTGTAACAGAAACCACAGAGATAAGGGGTAAGCCGTGGGTGTCAAGTCAGCGCAGGAAACGATTAAGAAGCAACCTTACATCAGTGCAGGTGATTTATCTCCAGAGGAGTTAAGACTCTGGCTGAACCGTGTTGCAGATTCAGCCGGTGTAAAAACCGATGGCATGTTTGAGATCGTAAGCAGTCTGCGCCTGCTGGCGGATGAACTGAAAAAGCCGCTGGAAACCATCCAGGTAAAGATTACTTACCTTTCAAGCCCGGAAATAATTCGTTCGGAAGATCATTCCAACTCAACTCAGGAAGACCTTCGCCTACTTCGTGAGATTCAGCAATCAGTTCACGATTTCCGTCAATCCATTGATTCATTGACTCTTCAGATTTCAGAAACCCGTCGCTGGCCGCTACCTGTTGACTGGCTAAACACGGACCCAGGAGTTTCAGAGCAAGAGAAGCGGGAATATTTTCAAGGGATAAAAACACAACCCCAGAGTGGGCATGAAGCAAATGAATGATCGCTTCCCGGCTGTTCAGGTTGAGTTCTGGATTTTCAATTTTGTACTGGCGGATGACCGCATAAAGTCTGGTGAGTTGAATCGAACGGGCGGCAATCAGGTTCTGTAGCCAATACCCGACTTCCTCCCGATAGGTATTCGCATAACTCGCCATGAGGGAATTTTTAATTGAAACGTACGCAGATTGCAAAGTCATGTTGAACCTCCTTCGGTTCTTAGTCGTGGAAAACCAAGAATATCCGAAGGAAGGTTCGGCACCAACAGAGGTATTGAACAATGAATGAACCTGAATGGAAAGTGGATAAGCAGCCGGCATGGCTGGTAGCCGCTATCAAAAAAACGATCACTGATTTGGACGGTGGTTACATGGAAGCTGCGGAGTGGCTGGGCGTTACTGAAAACGCATTGTTTAACCGTTTACGTGCCGATGGTGATCAGATTTTCCCTCTCGGTTGGGCAATGGTTCTGCAGCGGGCTGGTGGGTCAAATCATATTTCCAATGCGATAGCGCGCCACTCGAACGGGGTCTTTGTACCGCTGGCAGATATTAAGGATGTGGACAACGCCGATATTAACCAGCGCCTGATGGAGTCTATCGAGTGGATAGGAAAGCACTCGCAGTATCTCCGTAAAGCTACAGCTGACGGTGTTATTGACCAGGCCGAACGCGAGCAGATTGAGGAGAACAGTTACCAGGTCATGGCGAAATGGCAGGAGCATTTAACGTTACTTTTCCGTGTCTTTTGTCAGCCAGAAAAGAGTGACGCCCGCGAGTGTGCAGCTCCGGGCGTCGTGGCAGATAAATCAACGTGTATGGAGAAATAATCCGCATGAGCAATTTAATCGTAAATCTAAGATTACCGCAACTACGTATGCGTCCGGTGACTGGTGCTGCGCTGTTTCGGTATGAACGCATGGTATGCGGTAAATGGGTTTCATGTAACCACAGCCGGGCAACGGCAATTGTGGGGGTCTTTAACCGGAGGGTAAAAGCGTTATGCGCGAAGTTAACCGAAAGTTCAGAGACCACTATGGCAAGCCCGTCAGAGTCATACGGTGGGAACGTGAGACCAATCGTGTCATTTACCTCAGGGAAGGCTATCCGCACGAGTGTTTTAGCCCACTCGATCAGTTTCAACGAAAATTCAGGGAAGTAGAGGGCAGCCATGAGCAGTAAATTACACGGTCTGGTATGGGAAGCCTGTGCTTTCAAAGGCCTGATCATATCTGAAATAGCGGTCATGGCCCGCCTGGCTGACTTCAGCAACGACGAAGGAATATCGTGGCCTGCTGTGACAACTATTCAGCGACAGATCGGGGCAAAGAGCGAGAACACTGTTCGAAGCGCCATTAAAAAACTTCAGGCGAAAGGGTGGCTGAAGAAGCAGGAGCGTCGCGTAGGAGGCAAGAATAATTCGAACGTCTACAAACTCAACGTCGATATGCTGGAACGTGCAGCAGCTGAAGCAAAACTCTTCTACGCAACCCCGCGTGAACAATCAAAATTTGATGCCTCAGAAATTGAGGGTTCAAAATTTGAGGGGTCAAATTCTGATGCCTCAAATAATGGGTCTGCATCCCCTCAAATATTGCGGGGGGACCCCTCAATGGTTGAAGGCGATCCGTCATTAGATCCGTCATTAGATCCGTCATCTAAAAAACCTTTTTGTCGGGCTCCTGTGGAACCCGACGATAAGTCGGATCCTGAAGTGGTGATCACTGACCATGCGATCGAAGTTCTGACACATCTGAACCAGGTCAGTGGCTCCCGGTTTCAGAAGTCAAAAACTTCCCTCGAAAACATTCGGGCACGTCTGCGTGAGGGGCATACCGTTCCAGATCTGAAACTCGTCATTGACGTTAAGCATGAGCACTGGCATGGCAACGACGAGCAATACCAGTACATGCGCCCCGAGACGCTTTTTGGTCCTAAAAAATTCGAAGGCTATCTGCAAAGCGCTATCCGCTGGGATGCCAAAGGGCGACCGCCACGGGAATCCTGGGACAGAAGTAAGCAGCGTGATATCAACCAAATTGGTGCAGTGCAAACGACCATACCGAAGGGGTTTCGTGGATGAACATTACTCAAATGGCCTTTGAATTCATTGCTAAAAACCCAGATCAGAAAATGCGCGATATCATTGCCGCCTTTCCTGACTGCAAACCTGTTTCTGTGAAAAGTGCCGTATATCGCCTGTACACAGAAGGGCGCCTGGAAACCAAAGCAACCTCATGCGGTTTTATTTATCGAGTCATCAATGATGCATCCTGCTGCGATGACCTACAGGACGACTTTAAGTCCAGAGGCAACCTGGAACAGGAAAAAGCTGCTAAAAAACTCGAAGAGCGCAGCCTGTATCGCCGGGCCGCTACTGTATGGCACCAGCTCAGTACCTCAAGGTGCAGCCAGAAAACTCTTGAGTATTACATTCGTCAGAAAAATGCCTGCCTCCGGAAAGCACGCATGGGGAAATCACACACTGAGTGTCTGTTAGCCGGGAATTACTGCGGAGGTGATCTGTGCATCGACTGAACACGACCAGCGAAGGGGAAATGCTGGTGGATGAGGCCGAACTCCCAATCACCAGAAGCCAGTACTGTGATGCTCTGGATGCATTACGTGCTGCACCTGCCCACTATCTCAAGGAGGTGGGCGACCAGTGGAGAACGCCCGATCTGTTGTTCTGGGGGGTTAACGCTATGTATGGCCCACTGGTGCTGGAGCTCTTTGCAGACGAAAGCAACGCAAAATGCCCTGCGTGGTACTCAGCAGAAGACAATGCCCTGACGCAGGACTGGGCGGGGCGACTGATAGAACTCGGCGGCGCGGCATTTGGAAATCCGCCGTATAGCCGTTCTCAGTATCACGAAAAGCAGGCGATCACAGGCATGACCCACATCATGAGTTATGCATCCGCTCAGCGCGAAAATGGCGGTCGTTATGTCTTTCTGGTGAAGTCAGCGACGAGTGAGACGTGGTGGCCAGTAGATGCGGATCATGTCTGTTTTATCCGCGGTCGCATCGGTTTCGATCTTCCTACCTGGTTTAAGCCGGCGGACGATAAGCAGAAGCCGACCAGTGCCTTCTTTGCCGGGGCGATTGTTGTATTTGATAAGTCATGGCGAGGGGAGCGCTTTAGCTATATCGATCGTGTGGCTCTTGAAGCCAAGGGGCGCGCGAGTATGGCCCTGGCCCAATACGCCGTGGGTAAACAGGCAACAGCTCCAGTAATGGATCAGCCTCAGACAGAGCAAGCTGAAACTGAAATCCCACTTCTTCAGGACGAAATCCTCGCGAAAAGCGGCATACGATCCTTGGCCTGCGTGGTTGCGGCTTTTGGAGATAAAGCCGAGTACACCTTTGCCGAGTCGAAGTTTGGTCATACCTGGGCGGCTGATTCAGTGGATAAACCGGAGTTTACGCCGGTTAACTCAGAAACGATCGCCACAGCTCAATCCCTGATCATCAAACAAACAGCGAAACAAGCGCTGGTGGGCTGGCTTAACGGTGTTGATCTTGGATCCACAATTGCACGTGAAGAAACCATAGAACGTATGAATTCGGTGTATGCAGAGTTTGTCGACACATGCCCGGTAACTGAGTTCATCGATATTGTCGGCAGCCTGGATAAAGCAAGCTGATTCAACAGCAGACTGATCCGCACTCATGTTCGGGAAGCTCTCTCAGTTGCTAAACAGGTCTTACCCGAAAGCCGGATATGGCCACTGGAAGTAGGCCTGGTGTTTGAGCGAGTCGAAGGCGTGCACCATCTTAACGAGTCTCAGCAAAACAAACTGAAAGCACACATCAATCAGCTGTGGCTTGAGCGTACGCCCAGTACCGAAATCATAACTATTGCCAGCGGGCTGGTCAGCAGCATGCAGGGGGTTAGCCATGCGTGAAATTATCGTTGATAACTTTGCCGGAGGCGGCGGCGCTTCTACCGGGATTGAGATGGCTATTGGGCGTAGTGTTGATATTGCCATTAACCATGATGAAAACGCTGTGGCCATGCACCGTACCAATCATCCGGATACCTTGCACTACTGCGAAAGCGTGTTCGATGTTTCTCCTGGCGCAGCAACCAGCGGCAAACCTGTTGGCCTGACCTGCTTCTCCCCAGACTGTCGCCACTTTTCCAAAGCGAAAGGAGCTAAACCAGTTGAAAAAGCGATTCGTGGGCTTGCGTGGATCGTTCTTCGCTGGGCGCTGGATGTTGGTCCGCGGGTAATGATGCTGGAGAACGTCGAAGAGTTTAAAACGTGGGGTCCACTACTGGCGGCGGAAATGCGTCCGGATCCGGACCGCGTTGGTGAAACGTTCGAGGCGTTCGTAGGCATGCTGACATCCGGAGTTCCTGCAGATCACCCTGCGTTGTTGGAATGCTGCGAATTTTTGGAGTTATCGCCGGATAGCGAACAGGCGATGCGTTTGATTACCGGGCTGGGCTATGACGTCGATTATCGCGAATTGCGCGCCTGCGACTACGGCGCGCCAACTATCCGAAAACGTTTCTTCATGGTTATGCGACGGGACGGGCAGCCGATAGTCTGGCCGGCAGCTACTCACGGGGATCCGAAATCGCCGGCGGTGATTTCTGGCAAACTGGCACCATGGCGCACAGCTGCAGAATGCATCGACTGGTCAATTCCAGCGCCAAGCATTTTCGACCGCAAAAAGTCTCTGGCAGAGAATACGCTTAAGCGGATCGCGCGCGGCATCCAACGCTTTGTTATCGAGAGCGCGTCGCCGTTTATCGTGAAGTGCAACCACACCACGACGCGCGGTAAATATGATTGTTTCCGTGGACAGGCGTTGTATTCGCCGATACAGACAATTACCAAAACCCACGGCTACGCGCTGGCTGTACCTACTCTGGCACCGTTTATGGCTGGAAATGGTGGTAGCCAGTACCAGGCGAAACCGCGTCCACTCAACAAACCAGCGCATACCATCCTTAAGCAATCTCGAGCATGCATAGTTGCGCCGGTGATCGCGCGCCAGTTCGGCGGCAGTATCGGCCACCGGGCAGATGAGCCCAGCGCTACGATTACCGCTGGTGGTGGGGGTAAGTCTCAGTTAGCCATGGCCACGCTTATTCAGATGGGGTATGGCGAACGGGTGGGGCAATCGCCGCGGGTTCTCAATCTTGGTAAACCGTTGGGTACTGTTACAGCTGGGGGCAATAAGTTTGCCGTAACAACTGCGTTCCTGGCGAAACACTATGGCGGGAATTACACCGGTCCGGGCGTTGCGCTTGATGAGCCAGCTCACTCAGTTACTACCGTTGATCATCACGCTCTTGTGACATCGCACCTGGTAAAACTGCGTGGTACCTGCCGTGATGGTCAGCGTACCGATGAACCGATGCCGACAATCACCGCTGGAGGTCAGCATGTGGGAGAGGTTAGCGCGCTGTTGGCGGCTAATGATTACGACGAGCGGCGTGCGGATCAAGTTAAAGAGTTCCTCAATTCTTTTGGCGTCAGCGAACTGGTGACGATTAAGGGCATCGTTTACCGCATTGTCGACATCGGCATGCGCATGCTGCAGCCACATGAGCTCTACCGGGCGCAGGGGTTCCCGGAGTGGTACATCATCGATCGGGATTACCGCGGGGTGAAGTATGCGAAGGATAAGCAGGTTGCACGCTGCGGCAATGCCGTTCCGCCCCCGTTCGCTGAGGCGCTGGTTAGGGCCAATCTGCCGGAAATGTGTGTTAACAAACAGGAGCGAGCCGCGTGACGAAATTGACACTCAGGCAGCAGGAGGTTCTGAACCTCCTGATCGACTACCAGCGTAAGCATGGTTTCCCGCCTACTACCTACGAGCTGACCGGCATGCTGGGGTGCCGGTCCCCCAATGCGGCGGCAAGCCACCTGAAGGCACTGGAGAGAAAAGGGGCCATCACAATCACCCGCGGGGTATCCCGCGGTATCAGCATCACTCCTTCGTTTTCCCGAAAGGAGCTGGTCGTTAACCTCAACAGCATCGTGAAAGTGAAACTTAATGAAGTTTCCCTCAATCATTTGGAAAAACAACACGAAGAGAACCGTATACGTTATCCGGGGATATTCGGAGAGTTTGTACCGTTGGCGACAGACGAAAATGGCTACTCGTCAATGACCCTATGGCGCCTTATGTCTGACCTGGGACAACTTTGCTATTGCGGAGGGGAGGTTCCCTTTGAGCTCAAGTTGATTTTGGAGGATGAATGAAATTTATTCTTCCTTTCCCACCCAGCGTGAACTCCTACTGGCGGTCCCCAAATAAGGGGACTGCAAAAGGTAAATTGCTGGTCACCGAAGCCGGCCGCAAATTCAAACATGCTGTAAGAGCAGCGATTATCGAACAGCTGAAAGCAGTCCCAAAACCCTCCGCTTCACCAGCGGAGGTAGTCATTGTCCTGCATCCGCCTGATTACCGCCGCCGCGATCTGGACAACTACAACAAGGCGCTTTTCGACGCACTTACATACGCCGGTATCTGGGAGGATGACAGCCAGGTTAAGAGGATGACGATCGAGTGGGGTGAGAATGCAAAGGGAGGGAGAGTTGAGATCACCATAACGGCATTCAATAAAGTGCTGGATGTTTGTTCAGTGGTAGGTTGAAGACTATGCAATCAGGCATTAATCTCAAGGTGTGTAAACGAACCGGGCGTGCAGGCCCGATCGTCACGTTAAAGTGTATGGAGATAAATATGGCTAACCACGTTATGGGCTATGGTGCGCCCAAAAACCACTCTCATTTGGCGATAGAAGGTATTTTCGTTCGCCGGGATTCAGCAGGTCGATTTTGTTTAAATGACTTTCAGCGCGCAGCTGGTGGAGAAGAACGTCATAATCCTAACCGCTGGCTTCGGTCCGAGATGGCAGCTCAGTTGATTGCTGAGCTAACGCCAGATATGGCGTTTGCTCCTGTCGATGTTGTGAGAGGAGGGATCAACCCTGGGACATACGCCTGCAAGGAATTGGTGTATGCCTATGCTATGTGGATTAGCGCCGCCTTCAATCTGAAAGTCATCAGAACGTTTGATGCGGTGCAAAATACTATGACAACGCTGACCTCCGATCGTATTCAGGCTGGTGTCATTTTGCTGGAGTCAGCATCCCGAACATTAAACCTCTCCAATTCTTCCAAACTTGGTGCTTACCAGAAATTGCAACAGGCGGCCGGGCTTCCAGATTTAATGCCTGCTTATGCGATTGATGCTCCAGCCGGCGCCATGGATGGATCCAGTCGTCCAACACTCTCGCTTAGTGCTCTGCTTAAAACCCATGGGATACGGCTAACTGCAAACCAGGCATATCACTTAATGGCGCGTGCCGGGATCGTGGATCAGAAGGAACGGCAAAGCCGGAGCGGATTAAACGGAGTAAAAAAATTCTGGTCTGTAACAGCCAAAGGCTGCCTTTACGGGAAAAATATCACCAGCCCTGCGAATCCCCGGGAGACTCAGCCACATTTTTTTGAATCAAAATTTCCCGAGCTTCTGAGACTGCTCGGCATTGTCACGCAGTAGGGGATGATCTTGCGCGGATTACTAACACCAGAGATTGTGCCCCGCCTCGGCGTAGTACTCTTTAAACCGGGAAAGGAGCTGATGAGCCTCTTTGCTCAGGGGCGAGTTCTAATAACTCCACAGCCCGAGTACATGGCCGATTTTCCGACGGGGAAAGTGCCAGACGCTCGCCAGCCGTTATCCGTAGATCGCAGCCTTGTTCCTTTCTTTACCGATCCACGTGTCATCACTGCTGCGGGAGGTATTGAGGGGCTGGAGCGATGGCTTAGCCTGGCAGTCAGACAATGCCAGAATCATGATGAGGGATATCACCACATCGAAACAGTCATCTTAAGGCAAGATCATGGCTCCGTTTTATTATGCTGGCATTGCAACAATAAGCTTCGAGATGAGCCGGATCCGGCGATCAAGGAAATAGCAAGCCGTAATGTTATCGACTGGGTCATCGATATGGTCCTGCTTTCGCTTGGATGCACCCGGGAAAGGACATTATCCCTGGCAGAGTTGTGCTGGTGGGCTGTTCAGTCTGGGATTTCTGATGCGATAACGGAGGCTATGGCTGAAAAGGCCTTGCGGATAGCTCCAGAGCCGCACCGTTCGGTATACAGGGACAGCGACATCATCCCGGCAATACCCGCGGCCGACATACTTAAAAGACGTCTGGATAAGAGGGAAAGCCATGCCATAACAGGTGATCTGGAGACGGGTGACCAGGATGCAGGGAGACCTATTCTCCGGTTGGGCGTGGATCCGGACTGCCCTGAAGCATTTATGTTGCGGCCGAAGCGCCGGCGCTGGACTTGCCCTCAATACACCCAGTGGGTAAAAACACAGGAATGTGCCTGCTGTAGGCAACCAGCTGACGATCCACACCATATAATAGGGCATGGTATGGGAGGAACAGCAACCAAAGCCCATGACCTGTTCGTGATACCGCTGTGCAGAGCGCATCACGATGAACTACATGCCAACCTCATCGCATTTGAAGAGAAGTATGGTTCGCAGCTGGAGCTGCTAATCCGTTTTCTTGATCGTGCGCTTGGCATTGGCGTCATTTTTAAAGAATAAGTGTATGGAGTGCTGAGCATGAATATCGAATCAATTCCAAAATTCTTTGCCCCGAAAGGAATGCATATATCAGATAGCGGGAGAGCAACTGCCAGCGAACAACTCACCGTAACTGACGTTATGGCTGCGCTGGGGATGACGCAGGCCGAAGCGGGGATCGGATTATCCATGTTCCTGGGTAAGGCTGGCATCAGCGAGAATGACCGCATGGCCTCAATTCACTGGTTGGCCGAATATGCAAAGAAGAATGCTCCCCGCTCAGTCAGGAAAGCCGCCGGCAAGAAATTTCCTCTTTGCATGCTGATCATCGCCAGGTTCGCATATCACGACTACGCCTCATCAGCTGCTGATACTACGGACTGTACGAAATGCGCAGGTAATGGGTTCGTGAAGAAAGTTAAAATGGTCGAGAAAAGCCACTACACAATGAGATTACCGCAATGGGCAAAAGACCTGAGGCAGTCACCTTCGGATTTTGAGGTTAAGCGGCAGGTGCAGGATGTCGATCACGTGCTTTGTGTGAAATGCCATGGCACCGGGAAAATCAGTAAGCGCTGCCAGTGCAGCGGGACGGGGAAGACACTTGACCGCAAAGAATCAGAACTTCAGGGAGTGCCTGTCTACAAGACATGTAAGCGTTGTGAAGGCCGCGGGTTTAGCAGGCCAAAATCCTCCAACGCATACCGCGGCATCCTTTCAGAGCTACCTGGCTTGCCGGAGCGTACCTGGCGTTATAGCTGGAAACCTTTTTATGAAAGCCTGGTGACCAAATGTTTTGTGGAGGAGAGTTTTACTGATGCTCAACTCCGGAGAGTTACAAAAACAACTAATTTGATAAATTTCGCATGAAATAGCGACACGATACTTGCAAAGTTGCCGTTTTTGTGTAAATTTAATCTTAACGATGGGCACTGTATGTTCAACGTTATCAAACCCGCCTCCGAGCGGGTTTTTTTATGGCTGCGAATCACATTTCTCGCAGTGGCGGTAACTTGTAGCTTGCTGAATTATTCGACCAGAGTTATCTGTGTGTCACGCCAAATGAAAGGGTAAAAGACATGCTAAATCAGCAAGATATGACAGAAACAGCCAAAGCGGTTTTGAGCGCCTTAAGCGACAAGCCTGCAACGGCTGGAGAGATTGCACAGAATACGCACCTGACGCGCGAACGTTGCCAGTTAATACTGACGCAGCTTGTGATGGCGGGGTTATCTGATTACCAGTTTGGGTGTTACAAGCGCCTCCAGTAATGGAGGTTTCCTGCTGTGAAAATGGGCGGCTGGTGGGTGTTGTAGCACCCAGCCAGCCATTCGCTCATGTAGAAGGTCACAAGCGAACCATGGCCCACTGCTTTAGCGCAAAAGCATAGTGAGCCTACCAGAGTTACGCTTACTGATCTATGAAAAACACTGTAAAAATATCCAGTATTGAGTTGGTGAATGCTGACTGCCTGCAATATCTTCCATCGCTACCTGATAACTCTATCGACCTAATCGTTACGGACCCGCCTTACTTTAAGGTAAAGCCGAACGGCTGGGATAATCAGTGGAAAGGGGACGAGGATTACTTACGTTGGCTGGATAGATGTTTGTCCGAGTTCTGGCGGGTATTAAAACCCTCCGGCAGTATGTACTTGTTCTGCGGGCACCGTTTAGCCTCCGATATTGAAATACTGGTTAGAGAGCGTTTTAACCTGCTCAACCATATCATCTGGGCCAAACCATCAGGCCGCTGGAACGGATGCAATAAAGAAAGTCTGCGTTCATATTTCCCGGCTACTGAGCGGATCATTTTTGCTGATCATTATCAGGGCCCTTACAGGCCGAAAGATGATGGTTTCGCTGTCAAATGCAGCGAGCTTAAGCAGCATGTCATGACTCCATTAATTTCATATTTCCGTGATGCCAGAGAGTCTCTGGGGGTAACCTCTGCCCAAATTGCTGCTGCAACGGGAAAGAAAAATATGGTTTCCCACTGGTTTGGTCTTAGCCAGTGGCTGTTGCCGAGCGAATCCGATTATTTGAAGCTCCAGGCATTGTTCCAGCAAATTGCCGGTGACAAGCATGCTCGCAATGAGCTGGAGAGGCCACACCACCAGCTGGTGGCAACATGGCAATCACTTAACCGGAAATACGCAGAACTCCAGCAGGAGTATCAGCGTCTACGTAGACCATTCAGCGTTTCTGTCACGGTGCCATATACCGATGTCTGGACCCATAAGCCGGTTCAGTTTTACCCGGGGAAGCACCCATGTGAAAAGCCTGCCGATATGCTGCAGCAGATCATCAAAGCAAGCAGCAGACCTGGTGAGGTTGTCGCGGATTTCTTCTTCGGCTCTGGCTCAACGCTTAAGCAGGCCGCTTTGCTCGGTCGGAATGGTATCGGTGTTGAGCTTGAGAAGGAGCGATTTGATCAGACGGTCATGGAAATGCGTAATTTGCTGGTTTAGCTCGGTGGAAAAACTGCCTTGCCGCAAAAATTTCTAATCAATTACATCACTCTACAAAGAATAAGAGCCTTCATTGTTAGAAAAAACCCGTTTAGCGACGGGTTTTTACTAATCGTAAGCGAGGTTGCTTAAGGATGTTCGCTGCAAACGTTACCTTCATCAAGCGAACCCGGTAAGTATGTAGGTAACAGTTCCTCTGTTTTATAGTTGACCGGATTTTCAACTTCGATACCGTAATCACCGCAGCAACAGCATTCTTCTCGATCGTCTTCAAATGCATGTGTCTTACAGAAAACTTGCAATGGCAAAACTATGTCGTGGTCATAAGTAACAAGTACATGAGTTGCACGATTACCACAATAGCAATTCATAAAATCTCCATTAAATCAATGAAAAACGTTGAGTTAGTTTCCTATGAATAATAACCAGATCTACTCTCAGGTAACGGAATGCATATGATTACATCAATGATATCCTTCCTTTTTGGATAAAACACTATTTATCCCCATGCTCATTCACTATTTCTCTCATTTTACCCCTTTATTGACGCTGGTAATGTCGGACGATGGAAGTTCACAGGGAAGGCTAGCCAATAAAACTCGATAGGCATTTTGTTGGATACTGTTCATTTTGAGCAGATTTTTTTATTCCCCTCGTTCATGAGAGGAACTCACAGCAACAAAGAGGGGGCTAAATGTCCGATCCTGTCTCTGGAACATCAGTTGCGGCCGGTGGCCTGATGGGGGCCAGTATGTTTGGCTTGGCCACCGGAATTGATTATGGTGTTGTGTTTGGTGCATTCGCTGGTGCGGTCTTCTACGTAACTACGGCAGCGAACATTTCACGCGGTAAGCTGGTGGCATATTTTATGACGTCTTTTATCGTTGGTGTCTTGGGCGCCGGGTTAGTGGGCTCAAAGCTATCAAGCTGGACGGGTTATAGCGACCGCCCACTTGACGCACTTGGTGCTGTGCTTATCTCGTCGCTGATTATCAAAGTGCTGACGTTCCTTAACAGCCAGGACCTGAATAGCCTGTTCAATATGCTAACCCGGTTCCGAGGAGGAGGCTCAAATGGTAAATGATCCTTCAGCACTGGTTAACGCACTTACCTGTACTGTGATTGTTCTCGCTTTGATGTTTTACCAACGTGGCGGATCCAGACACAGACGGGGAATATCTTTCCTGGCATATCTCATGGTGCTGGTTTACGCCAGTATCCCATTTCGTTTCCTGTTTGGCCTTTACGAGTCATCCAACTGGCTGGTGGTGCTGGCAAACATCCTAATCTGCGCCGCCGTGTTATGGGCACGGGGTAACGTGGCGCGTCTGGTCGATACACTGAGGCACTAATGAATCAATCACAATTCCAGAAGGCGGCTGGTATCAGCGCCGGGTTAGCTGCGCGCTGGTTTCCACATATTACAGCCGCAATGAAAGAGTTTGGTATAACAGAAGCTATCGACCAGGCAATGTTCATTGCCCAGGTAGGGCATGAAAGCACGGGATTTACCCAGCTTGTTGAGAGCTTCAATTATAGCGTGGCCGGCTTGAATAGTTTTGTCCGCGCCGGGCGGCTGACGCAGGGTCAGGCTAATTCGCTCGGCCGCCGGCAGGGTGAACCATCTTTGCCACTGGAGAGGCAACGAGCGATCGCCAATCTGGTGTACAGCAAACGCATGGGGAATAACGGGGCAACAGACGGCTGGTTTTACCGCGGGCGCGGGCTCATCCAGACCACCGGCCTGAACAATTACCGCGAATGCGGGAATGCTTTGAAGATTGATCTGGTTAAACAGCCTGAATTGCTGGCACAGGATGAGTATGCGGCGCGCAGTGCTGCCTGGTTCTATACCTCACGCGGCTGTTTGCGTTATCCCGGTGACCTTACACGCGTCACTCAGATTATCAACGGCGGACAGAACGGCATTGATGACCGTAAAGCCCGCTATCTCCTGGCAAAAAGTATTCTTGTTTGAGGGAAATATGAACTATCTCATTAATCGACTGAAAGAGCCGTCAACCTGGCGCGGCATCATCCTGGTCATTGCCGGTGTCTTCGGCTATCAGATGCCTCCGGGCATTCAGGAAACCGTCATCGCTGGCGGCGTAGCGCTGGCTGGCGTTGTTGGTGCGGTGATGCCGGACAGCGTTAAGAAGTAACCTGGCCAGAAACCAGCAGGCCTACAGAAACCCGCTTTCCTTCAGTTTTTTAGCCAATAAGTAATTGGTGATTACTCCAAGAGAAACCCCAACAATCCACGGCACAGCTGAATCAAGCATTAGTGAGTTGTTCACGTTAATGCTGGCGGTGATGCAGGCATAGGTATTTGTAAAAGCAAACCATGTAAAAAGTATCTGTTTCATTTGATTATCTCCATGCTTTCCCTCCCAACAATATCCACCCAAGAGCTAGTAAAAGCAAACCAGGTACAACCGAAAGGGCTACGAAATGAGTGAAGCTAAACCGCAGGACGGCAGCACAGTAAAGGGCTACCGCACATTAACCGCTGGCGACATTGAGCGGATGAACCGCCTAAAAGGTGTCAGCCGGCATTTTTGCAGTCTGCTCGATACTGAGCGAGAGGTAGCAACGGATGAAGTTGTCGAGCGTGGTAGTCAGGCCGAAACCAAGAGAGCAGAGGCTTTGCGCTGCATGGCTATCGCGCGCACCAAAATGCAGGAAGCCTGTATGTGGGCATGCCGCGCCGTGGCGCGTTCTGACGCTGATTGCTAACCCCACTAAGGGATAACCAAACAACTATCCCCACCAGAGAATACAGCCATGAAGAATTAAAGCAGATAGACCGCAGCCGTAAGGCAGAGCAGTCATGATGCTGCCCCGAGTCGCGTAATGGCGAGCCTGTGTAGTGATGGGTAAGGGTTCATAGATAACAATAAGCTCCGGTAACGCAGCGCGAATGCTGAACGTGCACCGGTTATCAGCGGCGATGATGCGACAGCGACTCAAGGGCATGAGCGTGGCCACTCCGGGAAGTGGCAAAGCATTGCAGGAGCCATTCACCAGGTGGCGGCCCTAATATATTTTGTTAGAATAACCTCATAACTAATGTGAGGTGGATATGGATGCTAGTTATATAGCTTATGAAACGCTCGTGGCTAATCGCAATGCAGCTGAGTGGGCGTTTTGGTCAATGATTGCTGCATTTATTAGTGGCACTGCAAGCGTAGTCACTTTGATTTTTGCTTATAGAGCCCTGACAACCTGGCGAGAGCAAGAAAAAACAAAAGTAAAAATGGAGTTTAGACTTGCGATCAAACAATTAAGAGTCGCCTTGTTAAATATGCCACTAAACCTTGATCGAGATGAACTTGAGGAAGAGAGGGAGCAGGTTATTGTGAGGTGGCTTTTTAAAGATGTCGCTCTCATAAGTCAGCAGATAGATGCTGGAGAGCAGAATGTGCAGAGATTTGATAACCTTCTTAGCATCTTTGACGCCTGCCAGTCGTCTTGGCTTGCTACTGAGCACTTATTTGATGGGACTCAACTTGCTAGAGACTGGATAATATTCGAAGACGACTTCGAACATTATATCAACGGCGAAGGGACTAAGGCACCATTAGTGCAGTTGCTTAATAAAATAACATCTTCACGATTTGTCTTTGATTCAAAATAACCACTACCCTGCAATTTATTTAGATATTAAAAAGGCCACCCACATGTGGTTTTTTTAATGGCACTTCAGAAGCTATTCCGAATAGTGACTTGATAATGCTCCCCACATCGCATAGAGGTAAGACAGACATGGCAGACATCACACCAGCAGAACAGATACGCCTGAACCTGCTTTCAATCCTGAACTACGATACAGCAGCTGCAGCTAAGGCTATTGCATTCGTACAGGACAGTCAGTTGAAGTATCAGATTTTCATCCAGCAGTACAACCGGGTTGTAACCGAATCTGAAATGGTTGCGAAGACCATCAAAGCGATTCAGGAAGCCACCGAAGCGCTGGCGCTGTTTGATACAGCCTCAGAGCAGATTAGCTAGTAAAGCAGAATAGGCACTCTATGAGTGCCTATGATAATATTAATTCTGTTATATTATCAAAGCTCTTGACTCTGTCATTGTTGTCCAGGGGTCAACACTATATGTCCTTTATCAATAAGTGATGATATTATTTCTTCGAAAACTTTTTTCCCACGGTATTCGTTTTCGGTCTTACAAATATAATCGCTTGAGAAAACATCTTTCACGATATAGCCGTCTTGCGTTATGAATATTTTTAAAACAGAGTGAAATATATCTTCTTCTCTTAAAAAGAAATGCATTTCTATACACGAAGCAACAATCGGTGGGAAGTCATAAAGCTTTAGAGACTCTTTGCACTCAAGTTTTAAATTGAAATGTGAGAGGTCGATGGTGAGGTTGTTCTCTATAATAGAAGCGGATGCTGCTGCGCTTACTAAATCATTGTTGTTGATATAAGATATTAATTTGTTTTTTAAGTTTAATGTTGAGCTTATCTCCGTGCAACATTCATTTTTTATCTTTGAAAATACGTTGTAAACATTTTCAATTTCCATAATTGTCCTTATTGCTGTGCTTGGTTTTCATTAAACGTCTTGGGATAATATGTACGTTATACCAAAGACAAAATCCATGTTTCATTTAATATAAGAGAATAGCCTAAGGTGACTATTAAGAGTAAACTGAATTATATAACCTTTTTAAATTAAAGTTAGAAGCATAAGAAATAACTTTTATAAGAGGTAAGCGAATTAATGTATTCCAATAAGAGTAGCGAACCTCGTATTTACGGCAGCAAATGGGACCGTGAGCGTCTTATCTTCCTTCGTGCACACCCCTTATGCATCATGTGCCAGGAGCAAGGCAGGGTGACAGCGGCAACGGTGGTTGACCACATCATCCCGCACAAACTGAAAGAGGCTGTGCGCTCTGGCGACAGCCAGGCAATAGCAAAAGCTCAAAAGCTTTTCTGGAGCCGGAAGAACTGGCAAGGGCTGTGTAAGCAGCACCACGACTCAACGAAGCAGCGAATGGAGAAGCGTGGCACCGTGATCGGCTGCGATGAAAACGGGATGCCACTGGACCCGGCTTCTCATTGGTTTAAGTGATAACCATTATCAATATATCTCAGAATTGATTGTCATTTGAAATCATTATCATTCAAATGATGTCGATTCTCATCTGAGGGGGGAGGGGCGGGTCAAAAGTTCAGAACCTCGAACCCAAATGACCGCCGCCAGTCCTTTTTGTGCACAACCGCGAAATGAAAAGTTTTTTTCCGGGAGGTTCCGATGGCAGGACGACGCCCGAAACCGACCCACCTCAAAGTGGTTACCGGCAACCCGGGCAAACGAAAACTCAACGATAAAGAACCCACGCCAGCTAAAGAAATTCCAGGCCCCCCAGCTCATCTTACCGACTGGGGTAAGGTGGCATGGGGTCGGCTGACTGTGCTTCTCGATGGTATGGGTGTTCTCACCGTTGCAGATACTTTGGCGCTTGAAAGGCTTTGCGATATTTATGCCGATATCCTGCAACTGCGCGACACCATCGCTGTAGAGGGCAGAACTTATACCGTCCAGACCGAGGGTGGTTTTCTGATAAAGGCCAACCCGGCAGTTTCAATGCTGGCTGATGCCGACCGTCGTTTTAAAAGTTACCTGGTTGAATTCGGTCTGACACCAGCGGCAAGGACGAAGGTGAAAGTGAATGGCGAAACCCCCGAAGAAGACACGCTCGACAAGTTCTTCGGTTGATCCGGCAACGCAGTATGCAAAGGATGTAACCTCTGGAAAAGAACTGGCCGGTCCTGACATTCGAAATGCCTGCCAGAGACATCTCAGGGATCTTGAATCTTGCCATGCACGAGGGCTCCATTGGGATGTTGAGGCAGCACAGCGCTCCATTGATTATTTTGCGAAAGTCCTCAAGCTCAACGGGGGCGATTTTGAAGGTGCGCCTTTTGTTCTGCTTCCATGGCAGTGTTTCATCGTCGGTTCGATTTTTGGCTGGAAAAATGCCAGAGGTTTTCGCCGGTTCCGAATGGTCTACGTGGAATCAGGAAAAGGTTCTGGCAAATCCCCCCTTTCTGCCGGGATAGGTCTTTACTGTCTCACTGCGGATAAAGAACCTCGTGCTGAAGTTTATGCTGCTGCTACGAAAAAAGACCAGGCAATGGTCCTCTTTCGTGATGCGGTGGCGATGGTCGATCAGTCTCCGGCTCTTTCCGCACGCATACAGAAATCTGGCGGCGCCGGAAAAGAGTGGAACCTGGCTTTTCTTCAGGCTGGTTCATTCTTTCGCCCAATTAGTTCAGATGACGGACAGTCGGGTCCACGACCACATTGCGCTCTTATTGATGAAGTTCACGAGCATAAAAGCAATCAGGTTGTTGAAATGATGCGCGCCGGCACTAAAGGTCGCCGGCAGGCACTCATTTTTATGATCACCAACAGTGGACACGATAAAACCAGCGTCTGCTATGACTATCACGAATACGGTAGAAAGGTATCTGCCGGTTCTATAGAAGATGACAGTTTTTTCGCCTTTATTTGTTCACTGGATGAAGGTGACGATCCTTTCAAGGATGAGTCCTGCTGGAAAAAGGCTAATCCCTCCTTGGGTCACACCTTTGAAGAAAGCTATCTTCGTGAGCAGGTGACTCAGGCCCGGGGGATGCCTTCGAAAGAGAGTATTGTCAGGCGTCTCAACTTCTGTCAGTGGGTTGACGCGGCTAACCCGTGGATGAGCAGTGATGTCTGGATGGGATGTGAGGAAAACTTTGATCCAGATGAGCTGGAGGGTGAGGAATGCTACGGTGGCCTGGACTTGTCCGGATCCCGTGATTTGACTGCCCTGGCGCTGTTTTTTCCAAAACAACGCAAGTTGCTGGTGGAGTTCTGGACACCCAAAGATACCTTGCTCGAACGGGCTAAAACGGACCGGGTGCCTTATGACGCCTGGGAGCGCGATGGTCACATCCACACTACTCCAGGCAAAGCGGTGAAATACGGCTTTGTTGCCCAGCGTATTGCCGATCTGACGGAGAAGTTTGATATCAAGGCCATCGCCTTCGACCAGTATCGCATTAAATATCTTGAGCCGGAGCTTGAGGAAGCATCTGTTTCTGTTCCCTTAATCCCTCATGGGCAAGGGTATTACAAAGCGAAAGATTCCGGGCTGTGGATGCCTCACTCCATCGAATTGTTTGAAGAGTTGCTTGATGACAGTGTCATTATCATCAGGACGAACCCTTGTCTTCGCTGGAATGCGGCTTCAGCTGTGACGGAGGCTGATCAGAAAGAAAACCGGATTTTTGCCAAGAAAAAAAGTACCGGGCGTATCGACGGCATTGTAGCGGGCGCTATGGCAATCGGTGCCTCCGAAGGCTATGAGGATGATTCTGGCGATATCGACGACTTTTTCAGTAATCCCATCATTGTGTGAGTCACCATGAATAAAGAGAAGAAGCCAGGCCGGATAAAAAGCGCTGTTCGCCGGTGGCTCGGCGTACCCATCTCCCTTACCGACGGTGAATTCTGGGCTGCTTATGCTGGTGGGCAGTCAGCAGCAGGGAAATCCGTTACGGTTGATAAAGCCCTGCAGTTATCGGCAGTGTGGTCATGTGTAAGGCTGTTATCCGAAACCATCGCGACGTTGCCTGTTGGTTTTTACGAAAAAACGGCTGACGGTCGCCAGAATGCAAATGATCACCCGCTTTATGAGCTCCTCCATAATCAACCCAATGCTGATATGACTGCAGTGGAGTTCTGGGAAATGATCATGGCCAGCCTGCTTTTGTGGGGGAATGCTTATGCAGAAATCGATCGAACCGGAAAGCGTATTACCTCGCTGGTGCCTCTCAGGCCAGAAAGGATGAAGGTTGATTTAAGCAAGAGCGGAGATCCAATTTATACCTACCGTGACTGGCCTTCAGGTACATCCCGAAACATTGATGAACGGGACATCATGCACATCCGTGCGTTCAGCACCAATGGTGTCATGGGCCTGTCACCTGTCAGTTATGCCCGACAGACACTTGGTCTGGCAATGGCAACAGATGAAGCCAGCGCCAAAGTTTTTAAAAACGGTATGCGGCCCAGCGGCGTTCTCTCAATGGATCAGATCCTGAAAAAAGAGCAGCGCAATGAAGTACGTGAAAGCATGGTTGAACAATTTTCTGGATCCATGAATACCGGGAAAATGATGGTTCTTGAAGCGGGAATGAAGTTTCAGCCTGTTGACCTCAACCCGGAAGACGCCCAGATGCTGCAGTCCAGAGCCTTCAATATCGAAGAGATTTGTCGGTGGTTCAGAGTATGGCCGGGGTTGATTGGACATACCGCCCAGGGGCAGACGATGTGGGGAAGTGGCGTCGAACAGATGCTGATTGGCTTTTTAACGTTTTCACTTCGTCCATGGCTGACCCGTATTGAGCAGGCGATTCGTAAAAGTCTCCTGGCTCCGGGAGAAAGAAATAAGTACTTCGCAGAGTTTTCCATCGAAGGTCTCTTACGTGCTGACAGCGCCGCCCGTGCAGCTTTTTACTCAACGATGACCCAGAACGGTCTGATGACCCGCAATGAAGCACGGCAAAAAGAAAACCTTCAGCCAAAACCTGGCGCTGACCAACTAACCGTTCAATCCAACCTGCTGCCGATAGATCAGCTTGGCAAGTCCGGCGACAGTGAATCAGCCAAAAACGCACTGCGGGAATGGCTTGGCATTAAATCAGAGGAGACGCCGGAATGTACCGGAAAAACGCAGCCATGAAAGTAAAGGCATTCGACTTCGATATTAAGGCTGTCAACGATGACGGCCTTTTTTCTGGATACGGTTCTGTTTTCGATGTGGTGGATAGCTACAACGAAGTCGTGGCGCCGGGCGCATTCCTTGAAAGCATTGAGGAAACACGGGCGAAGGGGAGAACGTTCCCTGTTCTCTGGCAGCATCGCACCGGCGAACCCATCGGGAACTGGGATATCTCGACCCTGAAAGAAGATAAACATGGGCTTTTTGGTGAAGGCGCTTTGTGGCTTGACGACGCTGCCTACGCTAAAACTGCCTGGCGGGGTATGAAAACCCGTGCCATTACAGGCCTTTCCATTGGCTATTACGTACGGGAGTCGAATTATGATGAGAAAACCCGGATCCGCACATTAACGAAGCTCGATCTGGTGGAAATCTCCATCGTTACCGTACCGGCCAACGACGATGCCCGCATCGACGTCATTAAGTCGAAATTATCACACGGTGATCTTCCTTCCTTACCCGAATTTGAGAAGTTCCTGCGAGAGGCAGGTTTCTCGAAAAGTCAGTCCGCTGCGGTCGCCTCCCGCGGACTGTCCTATCTGCTTGACCGGAGTGAGTCCGGGGGCGAAGACGGCGAAACCAAAGCGGCTATTGCGGCGATGCGCCAGCAACTGAGCCAGTTTTCTCTCCCAAAAATTCTCTAAGGGATTTATATGTACCAGAAAAAATCGGCTGATGATCAGCCACAAAGTATTGGCGAAATCTCTAATCAGCTCACCATGGTGATTGATCAGGTCAAAAACTTTGGCGAAGACGTGAAGAAAAAAATGGAGGCAGGAGAAACCGTTTCGCTGGAACTGAAACAACGAACGGACGAAAGCCTTAACCAGATGAACGAGCTGAAAGAACGTCTCACTGAGCTGGAGCAAAAAGGTGCACGCCGCCCGAACGATGCACCTGCACAGCGAAAATCGCTCGGTGAGCTGGTGGTCGAAAGTGAAGAGTTCAAAGGTATGGACAGTTCGGCCCGTAAGAGCATCCGCGTCAAACTGGAACAGAAAGATATTATGAACGTGCCGGCCACTACGGGCACAGGCGTGAGCCCAACCAACAGCCTTGTGGTCTCTGATCGTGTTCAGGGCATTATCGCCCCGCCGGAACGCACTCTGACCATCCGTAATCTGCTTATCCCTGGCACTACCGCATCTAACGGTATTGAATTCGTTCAGGAAACGGGGTTTACCAATAATGCTGCAGCTGTGGCGGAAGGTGCCCTGAAACCAAAATCAGACATTCAGTTTGATCTGAAAAGTGCGCCGGTTCGTACTATTGCGCATTACTTTAAAGCGTCCCGTCAGATCCTGGACGATGCGCCCGGTCTGGCCAGCTATATCAATGGCCGCGCTCAGTATGGTCTTCGTTTCAAAGAAGAGCAGCAACTGCTGAGCGGCGATGGCACCGGTGCGAATATCCTCGGTATCCTGCCGCAGGCAACAGAATTTGCACCAGCCCTAACCCTGTCCAATGCCACGCCGATCGACCGTCTTCGCCTGGCTGTTCTGCAGGCCGTTCTTGCGGAATATCCGGCGTCTGGTTTTGTCCTGAACCCGATTGACTGGGCAGGCATCGAGCTGACCAAAGATAACGAAGGTCGCTATATCATCGCGCAGCCGGTCAATAGTGGTGTTCCTCGTATCTGGGGTCTCCCTGTTGTGGAAACACAGGCCATGGCGCAGAACAACTTCCTGACTGGTGCCTTCAACATGGCTGCGCAAATCTTCGACCGCATGGATATCGAAGTGCTGCTCTCCACTGAGAACGAAGATGACTTTATTAAAAACATGGTCACCATTCGTGCGGAAGAGCGTCTGGCGTTAGCGGTTTATCGTCCGGAAGCATTTGTCACCGGTACGGTAACCGCTTCTGGCGGCTGACAATTCAGGGCCGCTTAGCGGCCCTCTCTTTCTGAGGAGATAGTGATGGCCAGAAAAAATGTGGCTGAACCGTCTGTATCCGACGGCATAAATGCGGCGCCAGAACCCACAGAGTCCGGGACTATTCAGGTTCAGCCTGTCAGGCGTTTTATGGATGGCGACATTTTCAGGATGCCAGCTGATGATCCGTTTCACGTCTCTCGCTTACGTGCTGCCGAGCTCAAAGGTAACGGGCTGGTGACCATAGTTGGTGAAGTCCCTGATAACAAAATGAACCGCGCCCCCGAAACCAAAGGGTAATGGTTATGACGGTAATCAATACTGAAACAGCCATGGAACATCTCAGGCTGGATGATGAAATCGATAAAACGATGGTGGAGGGGTATCTTGCCGCTGCGGAGGATGCTGCAATGCAGTTTCTCAACCGACGCTTTTTCGCTGACCAGGCTGCTCTGGATAGTGCTGTTGAGAATGAAAGCGCTGGCGATCGTCCTCTTATCATCACGCCCTCCATTCAGAGCGCGGTTCTTCTTATCGTGGGCTGGTTGTATGAAAACCGCGGGGATGATCTGAGTCCTGATATTCCAGGACCCGCACGCTGGTTGCTGAATCCCTGGCGAATTCAAATGGGTGTTTAGCCGGAGGGGATGATGAAAATTGGACCAATGCGGCATCGGATCACCATCCGTAATTTTATTACTACACGAACACCGAGTGGTCAGCCAACAGAAGAGTGGTCTGACGGCGCCACTATCTGGGCAGAGGTTAAGGGAATCAGTGGGCGAGAGAGCCTGACAGCAGGAGCAGAAAGGGCGGATGCTACCATTCGTGTATGGGTTCGATATCGCAAAGATATTTCGGCATCATCGCGGCTTCTTGTCCTGAATGGCCCCTACAAAGGAGTGACATTGAATGTCACCGGGCCTCCGGTGCCAGATGGCAAAGGTATCCGGCTGGAAATTCTTTGCAAACAGGGGACCGAAAAATGATTGATGTGAATCTGGATTTTTCCGGCTTAGAGGATATCGCCCGAGACCTGCAAACCCTCAGCAAAGCCGAAAACAGCAAAGTCCTCCGGGATTCGACCCGCGCCGGGGCTGAAGTCCTCCGGCAGGAAGTGATTGACAGGGCTCCTGAGCAAACCGGGAAGCTGAAGAAAAACGTTGTTGTCGTCACCCAGAAAAGCCGCCGTCGAGGTGAAATCTCGTCGGGGGTGCATATTCGTGGCGTTAACCCGCGAACGGGGAACAGCGACAACACCATGAAGGCCAGCAACAAGCGGAATGCGTTTTACTGGCGCTTCGTGGAGCTGGGAACATCTACGGCGCCAGCACATCCGTTTGTTCGTCCTGCCTTTGATACCCGCATGGAAGAGGCTGCGCAGGTGGCGATGCAGCGGATGAATCAGGCTATCGATGAGGTGTTATCAAAATGACAGAGGATGATCTCTATGACCTGCTGTCGTCGCTGGCAGACGGGCGGGTTTATCCGTATGTAGTATCGCTGGGCAGCGACGGACTTCCTGCAGTTTCCACTCCCTATGTCATTTTCTCGATACCGACTGATGTTGCCGGGGATGTTTTCTGCGGCCAGGCAGAGTCGACACTGCGCATTCAGGTTGATGTATGGGCTGAAACGAATGACGAAGCCCGGGCGATACGCCTGGATGCCCTGGCTCGCCTGCAGGTGCTTTCACCTGTCGAGGTGACAAAAATTCCTGGCTACGACACGACAACCCATCTTCATCGGGCAACCCTCGAAATAACGGTTATTGCCTGACAAAAACCAATCCAATCCGACCGCCGCTGGCGGTTTTTTCATTTATGGAGGCTGCGATGTCAGCACTATTTGAACGTGCCCAAAAAACGGTTGTAATGATTACCTCTGTGCCGGTCACCGCGGCAGAGCTGGATACGGCAACCTGGTTAAACCTGAGTTGCACTATCAAACAGGCCAGCTTTACCGCTGGTCAGAAAAACGATATTGACGTGACAGTGCTGTGTTCGGATGAAACGGAAAATATCAACGGCCTTCCGGCTCCGTCTGAAATGTCACTTTCCGGTAACTTCTACCGCAATCCGGCGCAGGATGCACTTCGTGCAGCATACGATAACGACGGGGTTTATGGATTTAAGGTTATTTTCCCGTCTGGTAATGGATTCCTGATGCGCGCTGAGGTACGTCAGCACACCTGGGATTCTCAAACCAACGGTGTTGTTGCTGCAACGTTCTCGCTGCGTCTGAAAGGCAAACCCACCAATATTAATGCCCCAGGAGTCCTGTCTTTTGCTACTGACCTTCCGGCGTCCCAAACGGTCGCGGCAGGAAGCGCCCTGACTATGGGCGTGGTCGTCCAGGGTGGTACGGCACCTTATACCTACGTCTGGAAAAAGGGTGCCTCGACGGTCAGCGGCCAGACCAGCGCAACGTTTACGAAAGCCAGCGCTGTATCCGGTGATGCCGGGGTTTATTCCTGCGTGGTTACTGATGCCGATGGCACCGTTATCACCTCTGCTGATCTCACCGTCACCATCAGTTAATGGAGCGCCGGGAAACCGGCGATAAACTTAATGTCAAAACTGAGTCTTAAAGCACTGGCACTGGCCCCGATGGCGGGCTTTCGTAAAAAAGAAGTCATCGTTCCGGAGTGGGATAACGCCAAAGTCATCATTCGTGAGCCATCAGCAGAAGCCTGGATTCGCTGGCAGGGCATTGCCAGCCCTGAACCACCCAAACCACTGGAAGGGCAGGATCCCCAGGAGGCACCGGAACTGACCCCTTCAGAACGAGCCTTCCGCACGATGCGGGCTGATGTCACGCTTTTCATCGATATTTTGCTGGATACCGACCTGCAGTCCGTTTTTACTGTCGATGACACCGAACAGGTTGAAGCGATCTATGGCCCTGTGCATTCGCGGCTGTTGAAGCAGGCACTCGATCTCATTCGTGACGCGGATGATGCTAAAGCAAAGTAAAAATGCCTGGCATGCAGTTCCTGATGGCGCTGGCGCTCCGGATGGGCCGCACGCTGGGCGAACTGCGACAAACCATGACGGTCGGCGAATTCAGGATGTGGGCTGAATATGATCGTATCAGCCCGATCGGTGATATCCGTGGCGATATTCTCAATGCTCAGCTGGTATCAGCGGTTTACGGGGCGCAGGGCGGTAAAGTCACCATTGAAGAGGCTCAGCTTCAGTGGAGTACAGAAGAAGATGAGGCAAGCGACAGCGGCGATCCATTTGCCGGGTTAGAAGCCGCTTTGCTCGCCGCTTCGGAATAAAATCGAATTATCTCCAGCCTCGCTTCACCGTGGGGCTTTTCTATATCTGCAATTTAAAGCGCATTCGCGTGCGCATCTTCCAGCAAGAGCTTTCCGTAGTGTGAGTCTGAGACAGGGCGGTGGTTATCATCGTTCCGCTCTTGGCTGCCCATGTCTACGCGAACAGGCTCGCACCACAGAAAGGTAAATACGATGAAATATCCAACCGTATCAGTAAACGGCGTTTCAGTTCGTGTTGATGACTATGGACGTTACAGTCTGAATGACCTGCACGCCTCCGCTGTAGGCAGTGGTCAGGCCAAAGAAAATCAGGGACCAAGTCAGTTCCTTCGCTCCAAAAAGGTTAAAGATTTCGTTCAAACCTTAGCCAGAATGCAAAAATGCACTCTGGAAGAAAATCAACCAGTTAAGGTTATTAACGGCGGCGTAAACCAAGGTGTATGGGCCCTGGAAATTGTTGCAATACGCTATGCCGCATGGCTCAGTGCTGAGTTTGAGATCCGGGTTTACCAAACCTTTCAGTCTCTTGTTCGACAGGGCTTTGATGCTATGGCCCGCTTAAATAAAATTGACCATGTGATAAACACTGAAACCAAGGAAGTGAGCCAGTGTGCAAGCCGTATGGGCAAATGGGGGGCGGGAGGACGGAAACGCCTACTCTTTGCAGCTCGCACCCGTGTGGTTGATGAGGTTCAAATGTATCTGCCTGGATTTGAGGCGTGACACCCTCAAATCCGTGGTTTTTGAGATAGCTCACTCAGGTGGGCTTTCATCGATACACGGGGACTAACAACAGTGATCCTTTTTAAGGCTTAGAAGCCGCTTTGCTCGCAGCATCAGCTTGAACAAACAATGATAGCTGAAGTTTTACATAACCAATGGTAGGATTTACCCATATCCTTACCAATAGGGGCGCTGTGTGAAAAAATTAATAGTTTTGGCATTATCCATTATATTTCTGGCAGGATGTAAACCCAGCGACGAAAAAGCAATAGATATTGCCAAAAAGGAAGTTGCTGCTGACATGAAAGATCCAGATAGTGCAAAGTTTCGCTATCTAAGGTTTGTAAAAGCAGGTGAAAAAGATGGACTGGTTGGCGGATTTGTTTGTGGGGAAATAAATTCAAAAAATAGTTTCGGAGCCTATGCTGGTTATTCAAAGTTTCAGCTGGCATTAACAATGAAATCGAAAGGTTTTTTCTCTAAAGGCGTAAACTATACCATTGATGATAAGAAGATATACAAGACCCTCATTGGGTCTGATTTGGATTTGTATTATAAGGTATGCGGTCAGGATGAATGATTGATTAAACTAACAAATTAGATTAAGAGCCTCGCGTAAGCGGGGCTTTTTTTTTAGAGGAATAGCAATGGCAACCCTTCGCGAATTAATTATAAAAGTTTCAGCTAATTCTCAGTCCTTTCAGACCGAGATCGCTCGCGCATCTCGCATGGGGTCCGATTATTATAAGACAATGCAACGGGGTGGGCGGCAGGCGGCTGTTTCCGCACGCGAGACAAGACAGGCGCTAGCCGAAGTATCTGCACAATTATCAGAAACTAAAAGTGCAGCTATGGGTATGGCTGGTGCGTTTGCCGGAGTTTTTGCGACCGGGCACCTTATCGCTCTTGCTGATGAGTGGAGTTCTGTGAATGCACGTCTAAAACAGGCGTCAACATCAACCGATGATTTCTCCAATTCCCAACGATTACTTATGGATATCAGCCAGAAAACAGGGACAGCGTTCAGTGATAACGCAGGTTTATTTTCTCGTTCGGCAGCATCCATGCGTGAGTTTGGCTATTCCTCTGGCGATGTACTGAAAGTCACCGAGGCTATCAGCATGGGCCTTAAATTATCCGGGGCCAGCACGTCAGAGGCCAGTTCAGTTATCACACAGTTCAGCCAGGCGCTGGCGCAGGGGGTATTGCGCGGGGAGGAGTTCAACTCTGTTAACGAAAACGGTGATCGGATCATCCGTGCCTTAGCGGCAGGTATGGGCGTTGCCCGCAAAGACCTCAAGGCGATGGCTGATAACGGACTGTTGACAATAGATAAAGTGGTTCCGGCTATTACCGCTCGGTTACGGGTGATGCAGGCTGAATTTGATGCAATGCCAAAAACAGTATCAGCCTCGACTCAAAAGGTTGAAAACGCCTTTATGGCCTGGGTGGGCGGTACAAATGATGCCTACGGTGCCTCCGCTGTGCTTGCTGGTGGTCTTGATTCACTGGCTGAGAACATTGATACCGTAGCAATGGCTGCAGGAGCGTTGACGGCTGTGGGCGTGACCCGGTTTCTGGGAAACTGGACGCTTCAACTGAAATCACACACCGAAGAGCTAATTAGGGCCAGAGGGGCGGAAATTTCCAGCACTGCGGCTAAAATCGAAGGAGCAAACGCCTCACTTGTTCAGATTGAAACGGAAAAATCGTTACTTCTGTCTAATCAGCGCTCACTAGTGGCTCAACTTGAACTGGCGCAGACGGAAAAACAACGCGCATCCATCAGGACACTGCTTGCAAGAAACTCAATGGAGATGGTCAAAGCGAATAAAGCGGAAACCGCCACGGTCAATGAGCTGTCAATAGCAAATCAGCGGCTTAATGCGCTCACCTCTGTAACGAGAACCGCATGGGCTGGCGTATCATCCCTCTTTGGTGGCATTCCAGGGATTTTGATGCTGGGTGCAGGTGCCTGGTATACATGGTATCAGAACCAGGAACAGGCGCGTCAGTCTGCGATACAGTATGCCTCCACCCTTGATGAGGTGGTGGAAAAGGCGAAAGCCATGAGCGAAATTCAAATCAGAGGCTCTATTGCTGATTCTGGTGAATCCATTGACGCGCTCAAAGATAAGCTGGAAGACTTGAGGGATGCTCAAGCCGAGGCCGCTGCTGAAGTTCAGAAATATACGTCTCTCGCTCGACAGATGGGCGTTCAGAATGATCAAAATAATGGTTACGTACAGAACGCTGCTAAATATCAGCGGGAATATAATAAAATATCCCGAGATATTGCTGATACTACATCTCAATTAAACAATGCTGTAGATGCGCAAAATAAGTTACAAACTGAGTTAGCCTCAAAAGTTCAGGCATCGGCAGTCGCTTTTGACAAAATAAAAAGTTCGATAATTGGTGCGCTGAATGTTAATGAAGCAATGGCAACATCGCTGTCAGTTACCATTCAATTCATGGACGAATTAAAAAAGCGTTCTGGGAACGGCCAGCCCCCAGCACCCCAAACCAATACAGCTTACGATAATTTTATAAAGCAACAGAAGGAGAGCATAGCCCTCTCTCAGAAAGAAGGTGTAGAGCGGGCCAAGCTTAAAGCTCTTCAAGATGCCATCAAACAGGGAGCGGTTAGAACTGATAATAAAGGTAATATTTTACCTGGGCAGGATGAGCAGATCGCAGCTATTCAAGGTAATGCTGCTACAGACTTTAAACTTAACGAATCGCAAAAAAAACCTCGCGGAAAGTCAGAGGTAGAAAAAAATGAAGATGCATATACCCGTATTGTTAAACAACAAGAAGAACAGATTGCACTCGCCGGACAAAGCAATGAACTGGCAAAAATAAAATATCAGATAGTTCAGGGGGAGTTAGCCTCACTCGATCGAGCTAAAAAAGAAACTATTCTGCATAATGCTGCGCTTATCGATCAGAAAAACATTGCTGAACAGTTAAAAACGTTCCGTGATGGGCTGGCTGATAGTAATGCTGCTGCGCGTGACAGGGGGAATATTGATTTTCTTGGTGCCGGGATGGGGGGAAAGGCCCGCGACCGCATGAAGGAAATGGCAGATATTCGCACTGATTTTCTCAAACAGCAGCGGGACCTGCAGCGGGATTTCAGTCGAGGGGAAATTTCTGAGGACCTGTACAAAGAGCAAACGGAAGCACTGCAGGCTGCACTTGCTGAACGGCTGGCGATTCAGGAGGACTACTACAAAAAAACCGATGAACAGCAGTCAGACTGGCGCGCTGGGATCAGCGATTCCCTGATGAACTATGCCGATCAGGCTTCTGAACTGAGTTCAATGGCTGCCACTGCAACCAGCGAGATTCTGGATGCCACCACAAACTCTATCTCCAACAACCTGACAAACGTCCTGACAGGCGCTGCTTCTTTTAAAGATGGGATGTCTAATATTTTCTCTTCCCTGGGCGAAACGGTGATTAAGACGCTGATCCAGATGGCAACACAGGCGTTAATCACCAAAGCAATTATGGCGTCATTTGGCGGCGGAGCGGGTGGGTTGTTCGGTAGTCTTTTTGGCGGTGCCAGCGGTGCGGCAAGTAGTGGTACCGCTATTCAAAGCGCGGGAGCTAATTTTTCATTTAACGCTCTCGGAGGCGTTTACGATTCTCCGTCACTTTCTGCCTACAGCAATGGTGTTTACAGCACTCCCCAATATTTTGCGTTTGCGAAAGGGGCGGGTGTATTCGGCGAGGCCGGGCCGGAAGCCATCATGCCGCTTACCCGTGGCGCTGATGGTTCGCTGGGGGTCAAAGCTGTTGGGTGGGAATCGCCGGCGGTACAGAACGCTGCTAACCAGATCCAGGCACAGCCACGAATTGCTGTCAGCGTAGATGCCAGAAGTACGTTCACCGGTAAACCGGATGACATAACGATGCAGGCAATTGAGCGAAGGAATGACGCTCTGGAACAGCGGATAGTTAACACCTTAACCGCCGAAGTAAATAACCCCCAGAAGAAATTCGGTCGGGCTATTTATTCAAATCTCCAATCTAAAAAACCAAGATAGACCTGCCCGGAGGGAATATTCATGGCAGATATTTTCTACCCGGATGAATACCTGCCCATGCCGCTTATGGACGGGTACGGGTTTAAGCCCATATCACCTTTACTGCGAACGGAGATGACGTCCGGTCGTGCTCAACAACGAAGGCGATATACCTCAACACCCACCCAGGCATCAGTTAAATGGATTTTTAAAACTGATGCTCTGGCGCAGGTATTTGAGGCGTTTTTCAGGGATGCGCTTAAAGATGGCCAGTCCTGGTTCTATCTGAAACTCCAGACTCCAGTCGGGGTAAAGCCCTATAAAGCCAGGTTCGTGGATATTTACGAAGGGCCGACGCTGGTCGCGCCAAAATACTGGCAGTACAGCGCAACGCTGGAATTATGGGAGCGCCCGTTACCGCCTTCAGGCTGGGGAAATTACCCGGAATGGCTGGCGGGCCAGTCGTTACTTGATATTGCGCTAAACAGAGAGTGGCCGAAGCATGACAATTCTTGAGCGGCTATATGCCAGCAGCGGATCGGAGGTTATTCACGATACGCTGCAGATATCGGCAGGAGATGATAACTACTGGCTAACCAGTGGCTGGGATGACGTTTCAGTGACTCTGGAATATGGTCAGCCGGTGACGTTTGAGGCCAGCGCGATAGATATCGCCTTACCAGCCAGGAACGCCGACGGGACACAGGATTTAAAGTTTGCTATCAGCAATATTGACGGACGGGTTTCAGAGGCGATCGATAAAATTCTGGATGAAATGAAATCAGCCACGCTGACATTCCGGCGGTACATTTCATCCGATCTGTCTGCTCCGGCATCATCACCGTATACGCTCGATATCAAATCCGGCTCCTGGACCCCGACAGCAGTTCAGGTCACGGCAGGCTATATGAATGTCCTCAAAACAGCCTGGCCCCGTAAACGTTACAACCTCGCCGAGCATCCGGGCTTACGTTACTAATCTGAGGCAAATATGTTCAACCCTGATAAATACCGTTCTGTTAAATGGCAGAAGGGCGGTAGAGCCTACCCGCTACTCGACTGCTTCGGCATTGTAAATGAGATACGTCGCGACCTGGGGCTACCTGAATGGCCGGATTTAGCAGGTGTGACCAAAGACGGCGGGGGCCTCGACCGGGAAGCGAGAAAGCTGATGCTTTCGCTGAAACGTTGTGAACCCTGTGAAGGTGCCGGAGTGGCTTGCTATTCGGGCTCAACAGTTTCCCATGTCGGGATCGTTGTAATGCTCGATAACCAGCTGCAGGTCGCGGAATGCAATCCAGGCTCGGGGGTTACGTTTCTGCCACTGTCGCGATTTATCCGTCGCTTTAACCGCGTGGAGTTCTGGCAATGACGATAAAGTTTTACCCGTCCCGGCTTCCGGGTGAACCCCTTGAAACGCACGAGCATGGTGTGCTGACGCTGCATGAGTGGATGAGCAGAAATGTCCCGAGCTATTCACAGGATAAAACTCATCCTGTCGTGATCGAGCTGAACGGCCAGGCAGTCCCCCCGGCGGAATGGCCGTTATGTTTGTTGCGGCCAGACAGCGACGTGCGGATATATCCCATTCCGTATGGCACGGGTCTTGAAATTGCCGCGTGGGTTTCGGTGGCCGTATCCATTGCGTCTACGGCCTATGCATTATTCTTTGCCCCTAAACCAGAGCTGGGCGGCTTTTCATCCAGTAACGCTTCATCGCTGGATCTGAATCCGGCTAAAGCCAACACAGCGAAGCTTGGCGATCCCGTTAGGGAGGCTTTCGGGCGAAACCGGATCTACCCGGATTACCTGGTACAGCCGGTAACGCGATTCGACCCCGCTGATCCAACCAGAATGACGGTCGAAATGTTTGTCTGCCTTGGATATGGGCGTTTCTCCTATACCGGTGGGGATTTTCGGGTAGGAGAAACTCCGGCGCTGACCTTAGGCGAGGGCTTTTCATATACCAGCTATGGGCCTGGCGATAATGTGGCCGGGGATCGTCGCAGTGAGATATGGTTCAACTCAACGGAAGTTGGGGGAACGTCGAGCGGCAGTGGCCTCGATATGGCTCAGACTGCCCCTGAAGCCAGTGATATCGTTGCTGATGCCATGACCGTCAGCGGTGCCTCTGTCTCGTTTTCTGGCCTCGATGTCGATGATGATAATGATGAAGACGAGGATGAGAACAAACTTCCTCCTGGCTGGATCGCCGGTGCAATTGTCACCCTGAAAGCGCCAGTGAATTATCAGGTATCCATCGAGGGCGGTTTTAACGTGCTGACAGGCGACGTCGTGTCAGAGATTGCGCCATTCAGCGGAATGCCTGTCACCCTAACGTTTAACGGTACTGACTATGACCTGCAGATCGCCACGTATACCCCTCACCAGGACGCCGTTCCGGGAACAGGGGGAGCGACTGCGGTATTACGCGCAAGTGCGTCGCCGTCAACGTATGACTTTACGACAACCAGCCAGACCTTTGCTCTGACCTGGCAGGGTATCACCTATACCATATCTCTGGTCGCCAACTACGGCACAATGTCTGGCTTGCTCGCAGCGATTAATGGCGGGTTGAATGGTTCGGGGCTCATTGCTCAGGATGATGGCGGCGTGATACGTATCGTCGAGATCTCCAGCCCCTGGCGTGGCGGTTCCATTACGTCATCTTTCCTGCCTGCGTCAGTATTTGGTGACAGCCCGGTATTTACTGCTGGTGCAGCCTCCAGCGGCGGAAGCCCTGCGGTAACAGCCAGCGTCACGCTGGCATACGATTCTGGCACTGCCTTTTCCGGATTGCCGGAAGGCACCCAGCGGATTTCCCTGGCGCACCGTGGCAACGAATACCAGATAGCGTCTACTGATGGCCCCTCTGCGACCGTACAGCGTGTGGTTAACGGTGTCATCGACAGCACCTGGTCAGGCTTTATGAACCGTACCGTCGTGGATTTTGCCGCGTCTGGTATTAACGATAATGAAACCTGGCTAGGCCCCTTTCTGGCCTGCCCGCAAAATGAAGTTGTGGACGCCTTCGAGGTCAACTTTGCTTTCCCAAACGGAATTTGCGGGTTCCAGAACAACGGGAATAAGCGGGTCCGCAATGTCGAGTATGAAATCCAGTATCGCGTTTATGGTTCCGGATCAGGGTGGACGAGTAAGCCAGGGGTTTACGCGCTTAAAAACATTAATGGCCTCGGTTTTACAGAGCGTTTTGATCTGTCCTCTCCCGGGCTGGTGGAGGTTCGATGCCGCCGCCGTAACGAGCAGGGGAGCAACAACGCGAGAGACAGCATGTTCTGGCAGGCGCTCAGAGGTCGTTTGCTTTCCCGTCCGACCTCCTACGCTGGGATATCAACAATAGGGATCACGGTTGAAACCGGCGGCCAGCTGGCGGCGCAGTCAGACAAGCGTGTGAGTGTTGTCGCCACGCGGAATTATGATGGCGGTGGTGACAGGACAATCAGCGGTGCGTTCCTGCATCTTGCCCGCAGTCTGGGATATCGCGACGACCAGATCGACATTGCGGCACTCAGTACGCTGGAGGCGACCTACTGGACGCCAAGGGGAGAATATTTTGATCACCAGGCAAGCAGTGACAGCACGTCAGCAAAGGATATTTTCGACAAAATAGCCGAGGCTGGCATGGGGTATTTTCTGCTGTCTGACGGGTTGCTTTCTGTCGGGAGAGAGGGCGTCAAAAGCTGGACAGGGATCATTACTCCTCAGGATACCGTGGAGGAAATGCAGACGTCATTCAGGGTCCCGTCGGAGGATGATTTTGATGGCGTGGATGTGAAATATATCAACCCTGTGACCTGGGCGGAGGAAACCGTACAGTGCCGGACGCCGGAAAATCCTTTTCCGCGCAAAACGGAGGCATATACCATTGATGTTGCCATGACTGCAGATCGCGCCTGGCGTATCGGGATGCGTCGGGTAATGAAATATCTCCACCAACGCCGAACGTATACGGCTACGACTTCAATGCTGGGATGGTGTCATGACTTCGGTGATCACATCATTTTGTCCGACGACATTCCAACCGGGAAAACCCAAAGTTGCCTGATTGACGCGATGATTTACGACTTCCAGGAAATTACGCTGCACGTCACGGAGCCACTGGACTGGAGCTACGCGAATCCTCGCTGCTGGATACAGTTTCAGGACGGTCGACCATCATCGCGAATGCTCACGCCGCAACGGGTGGATGATTTCACGCTGACGGTGCCGTACAACGACGACCTGCATCCGGAAGACTGGATTATGGACGACCCAGATATTGATCCGCCGAAGTTATTGTTCTGCGACAGTGAAAAGGGTGCGCGGCATGGGATAGTCCAGGAGGTTGCCCCATCAGGTGACAGCAACTGTCAGATTACTGCACCTGAATATAAAGAAATTTTCTACCAGTACGACGACGCCACATACCCCGGCGACGTCGCGTAATACCCCATAACAACCCCTAATTAACTCTTTTCGCTCAAACGAGGGTTTGAGCGAACGCCTTTTTTGGAGCAAAAAACATGGCCGAACTTAACCCGCCTTTGGGAACGACGACGCCTGAAATATTCCTGGATAACGTCAAGCGCGCTGACGAACTGGTGAACGGTCCGGCCGGAACGATTAACGATCGCGGCGGTGAACCACTCGATACCTGGCGCCAGATGATGGCGAAAAACGATGAGATCAGGCAGAACCTGATCCCTCTCAGTAAGCAGTACATGACGATTGAGGCTGCGCAGGCGGATATCGCGAATATTCCTGCAGGTTCAACAACTTATGTCCGCAGTCAGGACGGAAGCTCTCTGGCCGATGAGTATATCAACCTCGCTGGAACGCTGCAGCCAACCGGACGGCGGATGGTTCGTGACGACTACGGATACCAGGTATCGCCAGACAGCGTGACCCTGGCAGCATATGATCCGGAGACTTCCCGCGTGGCTCCATTTTTAAATACAAGCGGCAGATTAATTCAAATCGGTCCTGACGGAAAATATTACGAAGTGCTGACGCCGCAAGAGGCTGAGCTATATGCGCTCGGGACTGAGGGACCGGTACCGCAATTTATCGGCGGTGAAAAAGTGTGGCGGATGACGGTTGATTCAACCACAAAACAGATCGTTGAAGCCTATACAGTTGGTGGAAAACACTGGATTTACTCAGACGGTGGCCTGGTAGCTGTTAATAACGGAAATGGCGGTGGCGGTGGCGACGATAATGCCAACCAGCTCCCTCAGTATAGCCTGCATCTGTCAGGGTCTACGGTATATCCGTACTCAGAGACAGTACCTGTGTGTTTTATTTTTGTAACTGCTGGGCAGTCCAACGCACGTGGTTATTGCCCTGACGCCGATCAAACTATTGTCGCGGCAACGCCCGTTTATCCTGATAACGCTTTCATGCTCAGCGGCGGGGTTAGGCGCACAGGGACACGCAGCACTACTCTGGTGCCGCTGGTTGAGGCAGTAAGTGGGACAGATAAGGAGACTGCAGCATCTGGGCTTGCGAATACATTCATTCGCGATATGGCTGCAGCTACCGGCGTCATGCCGCGCACGCTATCAATCGTCTGTGCTCAGTCTGGACAGGCTTACGAGTACCAGAAACGCGGTAATGCCGTGTACCAATACATGCTGGACTCAATCGAGGACTGCGTAACGGCCTGTAAAGCACGCGGCTGGCTGCCGATTGTTCTCTGCGTTGACTGGATGCAGGGAGAGTCCGACGAGGACTGGTCAGGATTACGAGAAGGAATGTATGAATCACGGATGAGGCAGTACCAGAGACAAATCACCAGCGACATCATCGCAAGAACGGGTCAAAACGAACCGCCGATTATCGCCATTACCCAGCTGGGGTATGTCAATGACGGGCATGGTGCATTTACAGGCCAGTACACGCGACTGGCGTCGACGCGATTGCACGGAAAAGAGCAATTCAGGCTGGTCAATAGTTTGTACCAGTACGATTTTATTTCAGACGGTCTGCACTTGACGTGTGCGGGCCAGAACCGGCGCGGAGCAGCTGTGGCGAGAGCGCTTATCCAGGAGTGGTTTACGAGCGGCTGGTACGGCATGGTTCCGACAAGTTTCGTGTGGAACTCACCAACGCAGATACAGATCAATGTCCCAGCGTATACGAACCTGGTGCTGGACACGACTACGATCAACACCTCCGGTCTGGCCAATTACGGCTTTAGCTACACGGATGAATCGGCGTCACCCCCTGCCATTTCGAGCGTCGCGATTAGCTCTGACGGCAAGGGAGTATTGATTAACCTGGCGTCTGCTCCTACTGGCCGTTTTGGACGGGTTTCCTACGCAACCGTCGAAAATGCAATCCAGAGTGGGGCTACTGTGAAACCGTCTGGTAGGACCTTGGGCGCACGAGGGTGTGTAAGATCTTCTGCCGGAATCACGTGGGTATACGATACATCTGTAACCCTCTACGACTGGCTCCCCGCTTTTCGGATTAACGTTTTCTGAGGATAAAAAATGAGACTGATTTACACACTAACTGGACTGAATAACCCCTTACTCCCTGTGTACTCACAAACAGCGGCAGAGAAAGCGATCTCAGAACTATCCCCATCAGTATGGACACCAGTGAAGACAGAGTTTCTAAAAATGGGGTCTGGTGCAAAAGTAGTAGCTATCTCTAACCGATTAGATGGCGGACTTTTCAAGTCACTGGAGACCCTCGAGCCATCCACAAAGCTGAATGGTTCTGTTTTGCAGGGGCTTAATTTCTCCGGTGCATCCGGCATGGCTGGTGATACGGCGGTGGTTATGGACGCAAACATCAATACTTTTGCATTCATCTATCAGCTGCCAGGTGGGGCGCTTCCGGCTACGCCACAGGACAGAGCGGTTATCGCAACCCAGGAAACAACCCCTCATGGCGTCGGCATTCGTACAACGTCAGCAGGTTCATTCCCGATTTTTCTGAATGGAGGGATCGAGGCCGATCTGGCATTTACTCCTAACAATATGGGGCAATCTGTATTCTGCGCTGTAGTTATGTGCTCTAACAAGGCTGCAGGAACCTATGCAGTTGCATACCAGCGGTCAGATCAGTCTGCCGTGACCAGCCGACAAGTTACAGGCTATACAATCCCAGCGTATAGCCCGTCTCAAAAAATGAGTATTGGCGGAGCAGGCAATGGTTCAGTGTCTCCGTTAACATCCGTTTTGTCAGAATGTTTGGTTTTCCCCGGCAAATATGCATATGGGACCGGCACACTGGATGTCATCATGGCATATCTGATGGAGAGGATTGGAAAAATCACGGCCTAGAATTTGCCGAATGCATCCGAGTCGGTCCGCAGCGATGGAGCAGGGGAGAGTCGGCGGACGCCGCCGGGTAATGTCCACTGAGGTTGTGGAGCGGTGCCGCAGAATGCTGGAGAACGGCGCTACCAGGCAGCAGGTAGCCGATGTGATAGGAGTGGGAGTGAAGACGATTTATAAATATTTTCCAGCCGGTTAAGTTTGCTCACCTGCGAACCGTATGCAAGAGATCGCAGGTGAGCAATTTGCTATGAAGGCATTGCCATAGCTGAAAAATTTTAACCGCATCCTGTTCGTAAAACCATCAAACAACTAAGGCCTGAAAACACTTTAAGACTTAACTTACTTGTTAAATCAATGCGTTACGTCAATGGCATATATTGATAGACATAATCTATATTGATCTGTCGCTTTGCTAAAACTACTGTATATAAAAACAGTGTGCGCCGGGAGACCGGTAGAGATCAAGGGGTGAAAGTCCCCGACCATTGAAGGACCAGCAATCCACAAGGTCCCCGAGTCATGCGTTGCATACCGCGAGGTATGGGGCGAAGCGTTGACAGGGGTGTTGACAGGCCAGCCATTGAGCCACGAAATCTATATTAAATTACCGGGTGCCGACGTTGTACTGTTAACGGAAGGCAACATCATAGGGTGCAATACTGCGAGTGCCACATGGACCCGGCGGGGTCTGAGACCCTGGCATGTCAATACGATCTCTACGCGGGAACCGGGAGATCTCCCCTCTGACCATCTGCCAGTGTCGGAGATGGCCCGCACCGGGAAGACGAGGAGTCATAGCCGGTGATGTACGGAGAGGAGAAGTCGGACTCGCTCATAGTAGCGGCGAAGCAGGCGAACAACCCGAAAGGAGCGGAGTCAGTGGAGCGAAGGAGCGGGGCCAAGGGGAACGCGGAACAGCCACACATGCGCCGGACACAGAGCCGGGAAAGCATGTCACAGAGGCTGTCACGCGTGCGGGAAGCTGCGAAGCAGCGGAAGAAAGAACGGTTTACAGCATTGTTCCACCTGCTGACAGTCGAAGCACTGGAAGCCGCATTCCTCTCCCTGAGCAGGAAAGCGGCCGCCGGAGTGGATGGCATCAGGTGGATGGACTACGCCGGAAACATGAAGAACAACATAACAGATCTGCACCGGAGGCTACATCAGGGCAGCTACAGGGCGCAGCCCGGCAGGCGTCACTACATCCCAAAAGCGGATGGAAAACAACGCCCGCTCGGCATCGCCTCGCTGGAGGACAAGATCGTCCAGTATGCGCTGGTGAAAATCCTGAACGCAGTCTATGAAAACGACTTTATGGGGTTCTCATACGGGTTCAGACCCGGGCGAAGCCAGCACGATGCACTGGACGCACTGGCCACAGGGCTGGTACGCACTAACGTAAACTGGGTACTGGATGCCGACATCAGTCAGTTCTTTGACAGGGTGAGCCACGAATGGCTGATCAGGTTCACAGAGCATCGGATCGGCGACCGGAGGGTAATCAGGCTCATACGTAAGTGGCTCACAGCCGGGACGTCGGAGGAGGGTCAATGGCGAGCAACGGAGGAAGGCACCCCACAGGGTGCGGTCATCTCACCGCTGCTGGCAAACATATACCTCCACTACGTCTTCGATCTGTGGGCGCATCAGTGGCGACGTCGCTATGCCACAGGCAATGTGGTAATGGTCAGATACGCCGATGACATCGTCATCGGGTTCGACAAACGATACGATGCCCGGCGCTTCCGTATAGCCATGCAGCGCAGACTGAGGGAGTTCGGACTCACGGTTCACCCGGAGAAAACCCGTCTGATGGAGTTCGGCCGCTTCGCTGCCGAAAACCGTGCCATCAGGGGAAAAGGCAAACCAGAAACGTTCAACTTCCTCGGGTTCACGCACATCAGCGGGAAAGATCGCAACGGCAGGTTCATGCTGATACGAAAGACCCGCCGGGATCGGATGACGGCAACTCTGAAAGCCATCAAAGACGGTCTGCGAAGGCGCTGGCATTACTCAATCCCCGAACAGGGAAAATGGCTCAGGAGAGTGGTTCAGGGATACCTGAACTATCACTCGGTACCGGGCAACTTCCCCACCATGCAGAAGTTCAGGACACACGTAACAAACCTCTGGCGCCGGGCGCTCAGGCGCAGGAGCCAGAAGGATGATACGACCTGGACGAAAGCAAACAAACTGGCAGCCGCATGGCTACCAAGGGTTCGGGTTCTTCATCCATGGCCTGTGGAGCGGTTCACCGCCAGACACCCGAGGCAGGAGCCCGGTGCGTAAATCGCGCACGCCGGGATCTGTGCGGGGGGTATCCGGTAACGGGTATCCCTACCGCGACATTAATCTGAGCGAGTCAATTATGCAGTTTTACACACCCGTTGAGTTACGTGAGATCATGCTGATCCCGTTGTACAGTGACCTTGTGCAATGTGGTTTTCCAAGCCCCGCACAGGATTACGTTGAGCAACGCATAGACCTGAATGAGTTACTAATCAATCATCCCAGTGCGACGTATTTTGTCAAAGCCGCCGGCGACAGCATGAAAGACGCCGGCATAGGGGAAGGGGATCTTCTGGTTGTGGATAGCTCAAGGACAGCAGTTCATGGCGATATCGTTATTGCTGCTGTGGATGGGGAATTTACCGTTAAGAAGCTGCAGCTGCATCCGCGGGTTCAGCTTAACCCAATGAACTCTGCATATTCGCCGATAGTCGTGGGTAGCGAGGACACTCTCGACGTGTTCGGGGTGGTTACGTACATCATTAAATCAGCTGGCTAAGATGTTTGCGCTTTGTGATGTGAATTCATTTTATGCATCGTGCGAGACCGTATTTCGTCCTGACCTGAAGGGGCGGCCGGTGGTCGTTCTGTCAAACAACGACGGCTGTGTGATCGCCCGTTCGCAAGAGGCGAAGCCCTTCGTCAAAATGGGCGAGCCTTATTTCAAGCAAAAGGACATGTTTCGCCGGCACGGTATTATCGCGTTTAGCAGCAACTATGAGCTTTATGCCGATATGTCCAACCGAGTGATGACAACTCTGGAGGAACTCTCTCCACGCTGCGAAATTTACAGTATTGATGAGGCATTTTGCGATCTGACTGGTGTTCGTAACTGTCGCGATCTTACCGATTTTGGCAGGGAAATTCGTGAGACGGTTCTGCGCAGGACGCACCTCACGGTCGGCGTCGGCATAGCCCAGACTAAAACCCTGGCAAAACTGGCCAATCATGCTGCGAAACAGTGGCAGCGACAGACCGGAGGAGTGGTGGATCTGTCTAATCTTGAAAGGCAGAGGAAGTTGATGGCTTTGCTGCCGGTGGATGAGGTCTGGGGAGTTGGCCGCCGCATAAGTAAAAAACTGGAGGCCATGGGCATCAAAACGGTGCTTCAGCTGGCGGATACCGATATCCGTTTTATCCGGAAGCATTTTAACGTCGTGCTGGAAAGAACAGTGCGGGAACTGCGTGGTGAACCCTGTCTTGGGCTGGAAGAATTTGCGCCGGTAAAGCAGGAAATCGTTTGCAGCCGTTCGTTCGGCGGTCGTATCACGGAATACCATGAAATGAGGCAGGCTATATGTTCATACGCATCGCGCGCTGCGGAGAAACTCCGTGGCGAACATCAGTATTGCAGATTTATTTCCGCTTTTGTCAAAACCAGCCCCTTTGCGCTGAATGAACCGTACTACGGAAACAGTGCATCGGTAAAATTGCTTACCCCAACCCAGGATAGTCGGGACATAATCACTGCGGCGACAAAATGCCTCGACGCAATCTGGCGAGACGGGCATCGCTATCAGAAAGCAGGCGTGATGCTTGGGGATTTCTACAGTCAAGGCGTAGCGCAGCTCAACCTCTTCGATGATAACGCACCACGGAAGAACAGCGAAAAGCTCATGGAAGTACTCGATCATCTCAATGCAAAGGATGGCAGGGGGACGCTGTATTTTGCAGGGCAGGGGATCCAGACAGCCTGGCGGATGAAGCGAGAAATGCTATCCCCGCGCTATACTACGAGATTCTGTGACCTGCTCAGAGTCAGGTGACTCAGCATTAACATCTAGTGGTTGTACTGCTACTACAGTCCGCTTAGAGCGAATTGCGGACGTAACACTAGCAATTACTGCTTGCTTGGAGCGTAGCAGAAAATAAGTCGGACAATATTCGGTTGTTAGGCCTTTTTTAAGTACTCTCGCTGAATATTATTCGTAAGTGCAATTCTATTTATCTCATTTGGGGTAAAAACCAAATTAACAAAGCCCGCTTGCGCAGCGTGTAACCTACCAGTACTTTCTAATTTCCCCTGTGATTTTAACTCATGTTCTAATTCATGGATGAGCCGTACCAATTCTTTACCCCTAGAGGTGAGTGGTGCCATAAAAGATGGCTGTCTATCACGATCATACCATTCAATCATACATTCAGAAAAATCTACATCAGCTATATGTTGGTGCACGATGAACTTTATATACTCGAACAAAAAACTTTGTTCTGAATCACCGACTCCGATAGCAAAAGGTAAATTTTGATTATCCATTTCAATTTCTGCTATTCCTAATGCCATATCCATGCCAAAATATAAAGATCGTCCGGCATTAGTTAGTCCAGTACAGAAAAGATTGAAGTATGAGACAGGAAATGAAGCATTGTTACTTTCAGATTTAATCAAATAGTCGAGGATATCTTCGACTGACATGATGTCTTGATCTAAAATCGCAAATCCTTCAAAGAGTTTTTTAGCACTGGTAGATTGCAAGACATTTGATTTAGGTATGGTAATACCTTTTGCATCAGTTGTCTTGGAAACTCTTAATGCATGGCGAACATCTTGCCAATAACTTAACTTTGTTTCTGGGTTGTGAATAATAATAAGCACAGGTAATGGGAATATTTCCCAGTAAAATCGATGCTTCTCTTCCGGGTGGAAAATCCAACATCCATTACTTTCCTTAAAAAAGGACAGCCCTGATTTTATTTGAACGGCTATTATCCTTCCCGTAGCAAAACCCTCTGGATTAACATACTCGATCTGGCCATCAATTCCAACGTCAGCCATCGGAGTTTCACGCCAAATCTGGCCAATCTTGGCCATTGCTTCCGCGACGGCATTTACACCCAATCTTTCCTGAGAATTAGTCTGGTTATATTTTGGGAAATTCATTTTTTCCTCAATCGCATGACACTGGTAACATTATCTTCAGAATCTGGCACAAAATTTCGCCAGAGATTTAAGTTCAGGTCGGTAGTCCATTGTTGATTTTTAACAGGTTTCTACTTAACCAGAGAAAACAATGCAAACAAACCGATACTGTCTATTTTCGAGTATTCGAAAATCATCTCGTAGTTATTGACTAATTATTTCCCCTGTGATTTTGTAACTTTTTGGGAGCACTGTAAAGTCATATCAGACGAAGATTGTCTATTTTTGGCTCATTCCGACGTTATCAAAGCTATAGGCTTTTGATAGCCTCAATCAATTCCGGCCCCTGGTTTTTCACGTTACCCACGGCACGCGATACCGGGTGCCAGATGAAATGGTCGGCGGATACTGCTCCGTCTCCAGCAATTTCAACTGCCTTCGCCCCAGTGACATCCTTCCTCATCCATTCCCGGGCGGCTTCAGGCGCCAGGACCAGCGGCCGACGGTCATGAATATCGACCAGCCCGTGGTCAGCAGCTGCAGTCACTATCAAAAATCCTTCGGCTTCGTCTCCGCGTTCAAATGGTGTGCTTCCGATAGCAGCCATGAAAATCGGCTGGCCATCAGCACGCTGGATAAAATAGAACTGCTTCTTGTCGTCTTCCTTTTTCCATTCAAACCAGCCGTCTGCAAAACAAATTGCTCTCCCATATTGCCATAGAGGCTTAAACATTCTGCTTGCCGCCGCGGTTTCTACGCGTGCGTTAATGAGCGCTGGTTTATCCCACCACCCCGGCCTGTAACCCCAGTGAACCGGATCAAGGTGCAGTTGTTCATCACGTTCGCTCAGGAGCAAAACTTTTGTCCCTGGCGCCACGTTGTACCGGCCGATTGGTTCGGGGTCATAGGCGATATCACGCTCAGCTTCTTCGGCAAGGAAAGCTAGGTATTCTTCACGTGTCTGTGATTGAGCAAAGCGTCCGCACATGGTTACCTCCAGTAGTCATTCTGAAAGTATAGAAGACAGAAAATTGAGCGTTTCTTAGGGAGGTAAATAGCCCCGGAGTAGTTGCTATTGATGGGGTTTCTCCCCCGTTTCACCCCATTAACTCCCCGTACAAATTTTGAGCAATAAAAAACCAACCGTAAAAGGTTGGTTTCATTGGGGAATTTTGGTCGGCACGAGAGGATTTGAACCTCCGACCCCCGACACCCCATGACACCGCTTTCAAGACGCTGACAGCCGCGCCATTGCTGGTGGCGCGAGGTATTTGCATGTATAAACAAACAGCGCTTTTATGCAAAACCTGCGCTATATACATCAATGAGCTAGGGATAGTTTCACCCCAAAGCTTAAACCTTATTCTCGTAAAGCTTAAAGACATCATGTTGGGTACTAATAGCATTTTTTGCACTCAGATTGTGAAGGGCAGATTGTGGATAAAGGATAGTTATCCACAGGTTTGTTTTAAATCAGCAGTATGGATTTATCTTGTAAGTGGATAAGGTGGAATGTTTCTACAAGTCAACCCTTGACATATGATTAAAGACATATTTCATGTTGGAAAACTAACCGTGTGTGCTGTAACCTTAGCCAACATATGAAGATTGCTTAGCCCACGAAAGCAGCCATATACACTTAGAAAGGATGACATGCATGCCACAGGCTATGCCAAAAGCAAACCAAATCAGTAGCGAACTTATTGACATTTTAGCGTCAAAAAATCGCATATCTGAAATGGATTTCTATCGCTACATAAGAGAGATAGAGAAGCTTAGGGACTTTGAGTCGGAAGACTACCTTAAAGCGCTTGCGAATGGTGCATTTGGTCGTAAAGAAGAGGCTGTAGCTTTTTTTGAAGAGGCCGTTAAGCAAGATATTGATATCGTTGCTCAAAACTATGTTGTATACCTAAATGACTATGGCACTCATAGAGAAGTATTGAATGTCGTAAATAGATTTGCTGAGAAGTTCCGCTCTCGAACTATGTTGGGATATGCATGGGAATCAAATCTTTTTATGGGTGATATTGATAAGGCAATGTATTACGCCGAAATCTACGCCAAAAGTGCCAATGAAGAGGATGCTGAAGCGATGAGACATGCAGCTGAAACAGCCTTAGAAAAAAGCAATTTGTTTAAAAGACATTCAGGGTTAACTGACTCTGAATATTCTGATGTTGCCTATAGAGTAATGGATATTGTTGATTCTAAAGGTATCAACCCGATCGAATTAGACTTCGCTTTTATTCCTGAAGAGAATATTTCTGCTTATATAATGACTGTTAATACTCTTGATAGCGATATTCTTTCAGACATGAATCTTGACATAGCATTCTCTTTAGCTGAAAACGACGATCTTCTTGGTAAAAATTTCAGCGTATGGTTCAAAGGTGCTCTCTTTGCGGAGGATAACACAAATGTCTGTGAATAGTTTAGACATCTTAGGATTTGCTAAAGATTGTGTGAACCGTAAAGACGAAATCGGGTACCGCAACGCAGTTGCTCGCGCTTATTATAGTGCTTATCATCATGTTATTCCGTGTTTGAACAACGGTCCAAAAGATAGCCATCAAGGTTTAATTGATTATCTTTTAACAACTTCCTGGAAGGGGAATGAGCCTTTTGCTAAGACTGACCTTGTTGGTCTTGGATATGCACTCCAAGCCCTTAAAGCTCAAAGGGTAATAAGCGATTACTCTTTAAATGATGAAGTTACCGAGTCCCATTCTTCTACAGCTATTAAAACAGTTGAAAAGCTCATGAAGCGGTGTGCAGATATGACCAAATCTCAAGCCTCATAAGTTTTAGAGGACGTGTAAGTTCAACTTTTCTGTTAATACCGTGGTATCTTAATATTCGATTCTTTGTACATCAATGGGCTAGGGGTGGTTTCAACCCCCAGCCTGCAACTTAACGAATTTTCGTTGTTACCCGGCCTTTATTTCTCCATGTGGAACTACAACCCAATCTATATGGTTTTGCGTATATATCTTCGTCGACTTTGCATCGCTATGTGCCATTCGCTCTTGTGGATCTATACTCTGATGATCGAATAGGTGAGCGGCCAACGCTCAGATTTCGTGAAAGGTTGGTCTTTCATCCATCGCCAGTTTGTCACATAAACCAAGTTTATCTCGCACCGCGGAAAAGGACCGGCTCAGATAATCTGGAGCAACATGTGTCGGGTGTGAAACCTCTTTACTATGTTTAATTTTCCGCTCAGGAATCCGATGAGCGAAAAATGGGATGACCACATTATCGCGGTTGCCGTCAATAATCTATTTCAATTCTTCCCCGAGCGGGATTGCGGCATAACGGTGGTACTATTTGACGTATGCAGCGCAGGTGTTGCATTTGTATTTGCCAAAGACTTTAAAATGACCACTAACACTACTCATTGA